AGAGCAGCACCCTGGTGAATACGGATTTATCTTTAGTGCTAGTCAGCCTCAAGCAGAAAAGATCCTACTCAAGATTATTGATGAGGTGGAGACGAACCCGAAACTACAACACCTAAGACCTCAGGCAGGTGGACGTAGTCGCAAATGGTCAGCACAATGTGCGCAGTTCGCTAATGGATTCACCATCTATGCACGAGGCTACGGTACAAAAGTCCGTGGTGCGCATCCTATATTCATCGTAGTAGATGACGGCTTGAATGATGAGTCCGCGTTCTCTGAGCGTGTCCGCACAAGAGACATTGATTACTTCCAATCTGCCATCACCAACATGATTGTTCCTGGCGGACAGATCGTAGTCATCGGTACACCGCTACACAAAAAAGACCTCTACGCAATTCTGGAAGAGAATACAGAATATGAATTTGCTCGATACCCCGCAGTCATGGAAGGAGGTCCTAGGAAGGGACAACCCTTATGGCCAGAGCGATATGACTCTGAGTCCCTAGCGAAAAGAAAGCGAGAGATTGGTTCCATCAAGTTTAGTCGAGAGTTCCTGTGTCGTGTGGTGACAGATGGCAGTAGCCTCTTTCCTAAGGTTCTTTTCCAAGGCGATAAGGTTGAGCAGTACAATGTTCGGCTGGGAATGCCTTTGCGGTTTTGGCATGATGCTGGAGTAAAGAGCGTCTTTATCGGTGTAGACTTTGGGCTTTCATCTTCTGTGGGCTCTGACTACACAGTGGTCTGGGCTGTAGGACTGGATGAGAATAAGAATCGTTGGATTCTGGACATTCAGCGAGAGCGAGGTCTTGCATATGGTGCGCAGAAGGCGCTCGTCGCTAGGGTGGCTAATCTTTATGATCCTGGGCTCGTATATGTGGAGTCGAATCAAGCGCAGAGGATTTTCGGCGAAGAGCTGATGCGAGAGACAGACCTCCCGATCAAGTTGTTTCAAACCGGCGACCAGAAGAATAGTCTCTCAAACGGTGTCCCTGCTATTCGTATCCTGCTAGAGAACTACAAGTTCAGGATCCCTAGAGGAGACGCACACTCAATTGAGATGACTGATATCTGGATTCATGAAATGACTTCGATGACGATCCGTAATGGGAAAGTCACTTCGCTAGGCGACCATGATGACACTGTGAGTGCCTGCTGGATTGCGGAACAAGCCATCAAGAACGGCAGCTTTGACTTCTCTTTTGAAGAAGAAGAGGGAGACGTCGCTGCATTCGATGAGATGATGGAGGATATGATGATTACTCCAGGACATCCTGAGTACTTATCTGATGATGCTTATGTGCTGGGTGCTGAGCCACCAAAGCGCGGAAGACCACGAATGAAAAACGCACAGCTTAGTGAGTCGGCAGATGACATTCTCTCTCAAGATCCGTTATATGAAGACAATACAAAGTCACGTAACAATGGACTGCGACAAGAAGGAGCACCCATGGCATCGTTTTTTGTAGGGAAGTATCGCTAATGCCTGCATTTGTTCGGACAGATAAAGATGAAGCCCGTTGGGCAGACGCTAAGAAGGAAGCAGCAGATGAGGGCAAAGGAAATAACTATGCTTACATCACCGCCATCTACAACCGCATGAAGAAGGGTTATGACACTTCTCCTTTGCCGCAGTTCGCGGCAATAGGTTCTCCATTCAACCACGGAGAAGTCCCCTTCATGACTGTGACTCGAAAGCCATCCATAGCGGCTGACATAGATCCTGAAAGAATGCCTGAGCCTAAGACGGTCGAGGAAATGACCCTTCCGTTAGGGCCATATCACACAGCAAAGGATGCCGTGCATGGCATGGGGTTCTCGCCGCATACAGAGCGCAGCATAGCTGATGCAGTAGAGACAGCGACAACTCAGTCCAATAATGAGCTACGATTCAAGCAGCACTTGATGGGCAAACTATTGGAGAACTTTGCCGATGACGCAGCTACCCGTAGAGAACTGTATCAAAGGGCTCTGACGTATTATCGTGGGACAGAGAAGAGTCAATCACCAGCGCTTACGTTTAAGGCAACCAAGAAAAAGAAGCCGCTACCTAAGTCACGAGGTCTTACCAGAGAGTCTAGAGAGACACGAGGCGGACATAAACTCCAACTCCGTGGACGTAAGGATCCGGTTCAAGAAGTACAGCAAACCACACGTGCATTACCCGCAGGCACCATTCGAGTCCATTATAGCTCTGAGCATAAAGGTTATGTTCGGGCCATGAAACGGGCCGATGGTACTTGGAAAGTATTAGGATCTGCTGACGGGAAGAAAAAAGAATCTTCTTCTCCCAAGAAGAAAGATCACACAAAGCCTCGACTAACACTTCATCCTGCGGAGCATCACAGAGGGCATGATGCCCACCATGTAGCAGAAGATCATCATGACTCAGCGAGAGACCACGTCATGACGATGAAAGCTAAGACCGCAGACGACCGCCATCAAGGAAAGCCATCGTTACCTAAAGAGCGACGTACAGGATCTAAAAAGAACCCGAAAGGGTCTGCCGAAGGCGATAAGAAGATAACCTTCGATGATAAGACAACCAGCGCACTCAAGACGAAAGTCAAAGAGCACAATGAGAAAGTAGATGCGGACTCAAAGAAGGCAACACTCGGAGCGCTTAAGGCTGTCTATCGCAGAGGAGCAGGAGCCTTCTCGACATCACACCGTCCAGGAATGACACGAGCGCAATGGGCATATGCTCGTGTGAATCATTTCTTACATTTGCTGAAGACCGGCAAACCTAAGGATAAAAAGTATATAACTGATAATGACTTACTGCCGTCGAGCCATCCTCGCTCTACTAAGAAGAGCCTGAGCGTTGAGGTAAGTTTAGTGAAAGCTAAGCGATATCAGCACATAAACTTCAAGCCACCTCAGTCTGTAGCGCAGGCAGCAGAACAGGGACTGAAGTACAGAAAGAAAGCCTCGCCGTCTAATCGTGGTGGACTAACTCCTGCTGAGGCAGGGAAGCACGGTATCGGTTCCGGTGTTCAGCGAGCAGTAAACCTCAAGAATAGAGATGAGATGAGTCCTGCCACTGTGCGTATGATGAGTCGTTTCTTCTCTAGGCACGAGAAGAATAAATCGATAGAAGCTAAGAATAAGGGCACACCTTGGAATGACAAAGGCTATGTAGCGTGGTTATTGTGGGGAGGAGATCCTGGAAAATCCTGGGCAAGTAAGGTGATACGACAAATGGATGCAGCAGACGAAAAGACGAGCAAGAGGATGACTCCTGCAGGACCTATTACTACCTTGTATCGAGCGGAGCGAGAAGGTCCCTTCGCTGATGTTAAGAATAAGAAGTATCAAATAAACAACTATGAGCATACGAAAGCGGCAATCAGTTACTTCTCTATGCCTAAGAATGCTAATGAGTACAGTCTCTCAGAACAAAAGGCTATCTGGAGCCGCATAACTGCGGCTGCCAAGAAGTTCAAAATCGAGCTTAGTCCTGAGGCGGGACCTCCGTCAGTGGAGACTAAGAAGAGCAACCAATCAAAGGAGATGGAAATGAACGATATATTCAAAGCGATTATGGATCGTGAAGTGGGAGACGTCCCGGTCATGAGACCTAACGACTTTAAGAGTGAGTACACTGGTATGCCTGAAGAGGCATTGTCTGTAGCTAAGACCGAAGAGATTGCTCCAGCGGCCACAGCTGCTGGCGCTGAGGAAGGAAATCCTGAATCAGATAGTCCTATGGCACCTGGTATGGGGTCTGGAGATGCAGACGGTCTAGCTGGAGCCACTGAAGGTGATGACGGTATGGCCAAGGGTGAAGCTCATCCTAACCATCTGCAAAGCCTTAACTTCTCTGAGCAACCTTCTGGTACTTGGAATCAAGGAGAGGACTCCCGAGTAACTTACTCTAGCGGAGAAGATGACTTCATTGCTGCTGCAATGGAGAAGAGTGATAACCTATGTATCGCACCTGAGCCTTCGGTTCGTTCTGCTGTAACCATGGGTCTTCAGAAGAGCGCCTGCGGTCATCAATTTGCTAAGGCTTTGACTGTATGTCCGTCTTGTGGAACAAGCTCTGCAGGAACGACTGGTCAAGTGCAAGGATTGAGCATTAGCAAGTCTGTTCAAGAACGACTAACTGCTCCTGAACAACTTCCAAGTATTCGTCTAGCAGATTAGAGGAACTTTCTTTGAATTGGCGTAATCGCATATCAAAGGCCACAGACGCGCTTCTGGGTCGAGAAGGAATAGATCTACCCCCCGAGACCTTTCCCTCGATCCAGAAAGCCGCTGTAGCTTCGGACGCAACTGGAGATATGCCGGGTCCACCGGCACATAACCCAGAAGCTCTTACTTGGGATCCGTATTCCCTCGTAGAGCAGCTAGGCTATAGACAAAAGCCTAGTGCGATTACGTATGCGACATTAGAGCGCATGTTCTGGCAGCTGCCTATACTCGGTGCGATTCGTAAGACTCGTATCGATCAGGTGGCAAGTTTCTGTCAGAATCAAAGACCTCCGCATGAGCCTGGGTTTCGTGTTCGTCTTAGAGAGATGACTCGTGAGCCTACGCCAGAAGAGAAGTTTCGAGCATTAGAACTAGAAGAACTCATTTCGCATACAGGATACACTACGGACCCTAGGCAACGAGACTCGTTCGAGACGCTCTGCCGAAAGCTACTCTATGATTCCATGACATTCGATCAGATGAATATGGAGATCGTTCCAGATGCTAGAGGCGTACCTAGCACATGGTATGCTGTAGATGCGTCAACGATTCGTCTTGCGGACACAACGTCACTCCATGCTGAAACTAGCTTAGACGATGTCTACGCTGTTCAAGTTTATGATGACATCGTGATCAATGAGTTCACACGTAGAGACCTGAGCTTCTCTATCCGTAACCCAAGAACAAGCATACGTTCTTATGGATACGGTACGAGTGAGGCCGAGATGATGGTCTCAACCATTACGTACTTGCTGTGGGGCTTGCAGTACAATGGTAATCAATTCTCTCAAGGGAATGTCTCTAAAGGACTCTTGAACATCAAGGGCTCAATCCCTGAGAAGCAGCTACGCGCATTTCGCCGTCAGTGGTATCAGATGGTTAATGGCGTAGAGAACGCATTCCGTACACCCATCATCAATGCAGAAGATGTTGAGTGGATAAACATGCACGCATCTAATCGAGAGATGGAATACGGCCAATGGTTAGACTTCCTTATCAAAGTAGCGTGCGCGATTTATGCTATCGACCCAATTGAGATTAACTTCAAATACGGCAGCGCCAGTCAAAGCTCCATGTTTGAAGGTGCGAGCAGGACAAAGATTGTAGAGTCTAAGACAAAGGGCTTAGCTCCATTACTACGTACTGTAGAGAATATGTTCAACGAGAACATTATCTGGTGTATCGATCCTAAGTTCACATTTGAGTTTACTGGCCTGTCGCCAATGACACCCAAGGAACTAGCAGACCTAGAGACGATGAAGGTCAGAACCTATATGACGGTAGATGAGATACGTGCGATGCATGACTTACCTGCTCTTCCTGATGAGCTAGGCAAAGTCATCAACGATCCAAACTGGATGCAGGGTCGCCGTGACTTTATGCTGCAGCAACAAATTGCTGAAGGTGAACCTACCGCGATAGAGGAAAAGGAAATCGTTGTTGAGGACGAGAAGAAGGAGAGGGACTTGTTTCGAGCAACCGCAGTCCCTGTAGAATACTCTGCCTCAAGAAAGGCACCTCAATCTAAGACACTCAAGAAATCAAAGGAGGACGTTGTACTCGATATGACGTTGTAGATTATGCGTACTAAACTAAAAGCAAATGTCATTATTTCAAATGACGCAGACGGTAAGAACGTCTTATTCGGATTTGATGATACTTTAGCAGAAGAAATCATCGACGTTTACACACGCTGTGTATCAGGAAAGTTCAGCGTAGCTGCGGGTGGCGCGGTCTTTGAAGACATCCCCTTTGGTGATATTACTGCGGTGAAAGGCATCTTCATCAAGTCTGGTGCAGGCTTTAACTACATCATGAACGGTGGCGGGGATACCTTTACAGCTAACGCGGCAACAACGACAGGCTCTTCAAGAGTATTTCTCCAAACCAACCTATCGAACTTCCGTGTCATCAATACAAGTGCTACTGATATTTTGACGGGAATCTGGGTTGCTTGGGGCGATCCGACGTCTTAGAGATTTTAGTATGCGTTTGAGGTTAGAAGCTGAGAGAGGGGAGCTTCAAGAGAAGTCGAAAGAGCTATTGCGAGCTGTGGCAGCGAGGATAGCTTATGTAGACGACTCGGCCCTAGATCTTATTGAGAAAGCTAATGGGGAACGTCCAGATCCTCTAGACCAGATTCCTGTCATCAAAGAGATCCTAGACAGAGTACATGTTGCCTACGGCACGCATGTGCATTCTATGGTCTCTGAAATAGAACAGATGATGATCCGAGAAGGATTATTCAAGAAAGCGAACGGTGACGAGGAAGAAGACGATGCGTTCATGGGATTCACACCTCAGGTCTTTGATGGCGAACACATGCATCAGATTCGTGAATCTGTTCAGAGACACCACGACTCACTGATTGCATCGTTTGCTGGACCACAAGCATTACCTGCCAACCGACGTGCAGCTGTCATGGATGCAGACCAAGACGATAAGCACTCTCCCATCGAGCTTGCATTTCTTTTCGGCTTACTATTGGCGCATTCTGGAAACTCAGACCGAGTAAAGGACATGAGTTACTCGGCGTTTGAAGACGCAGTTCGACAGGGAAGCATTAGACTGCCCGATAAAGATCGACAAGAGATTCGTGCGCTAGAGATGGAAGCAGGACAAAGGCTTCAACACCTAGGGAGTGAGGTTGCTCTCGCTGCGAGCTTAGTTGCTGCAGATGCTATGCGCGGGATTGATAACCGAAAAGCCGCAGAGCGTCTTAGAAGTGCTTCCGAGAAATGGTCTGATCGCTGGGACAGACTAGCTCGCTCTGTATTGCACACTGCAAGAGACAGAGGGGCGGTTGCACGATACAAGATCGGAGACCTTGCTGCCCTAGACACCACTGAGCAAGAATCAGAAGGGACAGATGTATATCGACAAACCCGTGCCGATGCATGCCCTTATTGCGATGCCCTATATAACGGCCCAGACGGGCAGCCTAGAATTTTTAAGCTGTCGGTCCTAGAGTCCAACGGTACTAACGCGGGTAGAAGCAAGTCAGCATGGATGCCTGTCATCGGAGCTACTCATCCTCACTGTAGATGTACAACACATCCGGTCCCTGCTGGAATGGGATTCAACGATGTAGGTGAGCTAGTCGAAGGCGGAACCTATGGCATTAGGCACGATACAGAAAAGTCCTTCTTACATTCCTATGTAGGTGAGCAACAACTGCAGAAGTCATTCCGCACTTTAGAGGAGATTAGTTTTCAAGGGCTATCTGTAGAGGTTGATAGTGGGGACCAGACTCAAGCTCGTATGCCTTACACCCATGGAGCAGTACGAGGTGTGGCAAAATCATTACGCTGTTTTGTTGGTCCCGATCCGTATCCAGAAAAGGTTTACGTTATACGTAAGAACAATCCGAGAACTGGCTGCTATGACGAAGACAAAGTCATGCTTGGGTTTACTAGCCCGCACCATGCAAAGTCTGCCTTCTTACAAGACAATGCCTACGACGAAGATACCTTCGGTTCTATTGTAGCTGTTTCTGTCGAAGAGTTTGCGCGGTCACTGCACGGCGCGATCTCCGCAACTGAAACCCAGATACAGGCAGAAGCTGCACCTTCCAAGAAGGGACCACCACTTCTCAAGTCAAAGTCGAGCTTACGACTTACGATCAAGAAGGGCGGATACTCTAGTCAGTCAGTTGCTGCTGAATCGAACGCGGAGGATCGTAATCCTAGCGGCGGTTCTGGATTGGACATCAAAGAAGGAACAATCTTCCCTGCGCCTACTCATCCAGCGAAGCCCAACTTAGAAGAAGTGGCAGGCATGTTTGAAGGAGCTATGCTTACTGAAGAAGAGATACAGCATCTGATGCAAGCAGGCACCGTTGATAGAAAAGAACTTCTGGATGACGCAGGCTATCGTGAACGAGACGTAAAGCCCGTCAAGATTCCAGATGAATATGCAATGCTTGCTGACCCAGAGAACACTAAAGAGAACGGCAAGAAGGTCCAAGAATACATGCAAGCATGGGTCGATGAACGTGGTGAGCCAGAGATAAACACCATTCCGCAGAGGACTGAGAAAGCTATGCCTCTATCGCCAGGTCAGTGTGTCACGGTAAAGAAGAGGAAGTTCGGATCGGTGACACTCAAGGTTCTCGATAAAAGTCGGTTCGGAGTACAGCTTCCCAAAGAAGATAAAGTATTGGAGTTCGATTCACTGTCCGCCGCATGTGACCATGTTTGGGTAGTGTCCAAAGGGTACGATAGTGCCGATGCATATAAACAAGATAAGGGTGTCACGAAAGTGCCCTCTGGTGCTGGATGGAGATTCTGGGGGATCAATCCAAAGGAAGTAACCGTTGAGTAATTTAGGATCGTTAAGATGCCCTGGATGTAATAACAAGGTATTGCAGAAAAGTACTGATGGAGTGGCTTCATTGCGCCCTGCGGGCAGTGTCCGTTTCTTAGAAGGTCTCTGCTATATGAGTTGTCACTTCTGTAAACGAGACTTGGAGCTACCGCTTACTATAGAAAAATCGAAAAAGGTCGGCGTTAAGGCCACAGAGTCTGCTCGACTAATTATGCGAAAATAGCAGAGCTTATTAGCCCAATGCTTGACGTAGCTACCGGAATACCTGTAAGACTAGAACAGTCTTGGCCCGGTCGGGATCGGTCGCAAAACCGGAGATCCAGTTGAGGGGCGCGAAGGTGGACTGCTCTATGGTGGTCTGGCTCTTCGCGCCTTTCGTCGTTTGGGCATAATGAGGTGATGACAAGTATGAAGAAAGGTAAAACAAATAACGACGGGTCCTTTCGGTACTTCGCTCCTATCTCGTTCTTCGAGAAGTCTGACGCAGAAGAAGGGCAACGTCGCCGATTTGCTGGTATCGCATCTACAGATACACCAGACCAAGAAGACGAAGTCGTCCTACAGAACGGACTAGAGTGGAATCATTTCGTAACCAAGGGATGGTTCAACGATAATCATTCACGGAAGACTGGTGGCGTTGTAGGATACCCTACAGGCGTCAAGTTTTTTGCAGAAGGCACCCGGCTTCCAGATGGCTCTGTAGCAAAAAGCAACTTACATTGGACCGAAGGGTATCTCCTAGAAGGTGTACCTGCGGCTGACGACATATGGAACGTAGGTCAGGCGCTTAAGAAAGCTGGCGCTGGTCGTCAACTTGGTCAATCAATCGAAGGGAAGATCCTAAAGCGAGCTGGTGACAAGGGAGAAGTCATTGCTCAAGCTAAGATTACTAATGTAGCAATCACACATTGCCCCGTGAATGCTGATACGAATCTAGGATTTTTAGCCAAGAGTCTTATAGAGACGGCGGTTCAACCCGCAGGCTATACATACCAAACAGATCTACCTGACGCTCCTGAAGTCCATATGGATTATAAGGACTGGGATGCTGCTGAAGAGCAAGCACTTGAAGGTCAGGAAGAAGAAGAGAAAACCCTCACAACGGAAAGTGGCGCAGCACTCATACCGGAGTCGCTGGAGGATGAAGAACATAACACCACATACAAGGCTTTGCATAAAGCCGCTGCGGTTAGTCTTGTTCTAAAGCGGCTACCGAACATAAGCTGTGCGACTGCTGGTCGTGTAGTTGACTTAGCACTTCAGATGAAGCTGAAAGGGCTTATTTGAGAAGGAGCATAAATGGATAATTTAGATGTTTCGGTCTCACGACCGGAGATAGGTAAAAAAGATATGAAGAAGAAACCTGCGAAGGACAAGAAGATGGACGACGAGCAGCTCATGACTGAGGTCGCCACTGACGACGAAACAAAGGCTACGAAGTCTGTAGCTTTGTCAGAAGACGATCTAATCAAATCTCTTGATAAGATTACGGAGCTAACGAAGAGTGAAACTCCTGACGCACGTAAACGCGCTTTGCTTGAGAAAGCATTGAACACGGAACTTGTAGCAGAAGAGACCGCAGAACTACAGGCAATCCTGAGCGGTACGTCACTTACCCCTACCTTGGGCGACGAAGTTGCTAAAGCACTCAGTCCTCAAGAAGAAAGCGCACTCGCTAAATCAATTGATGTCAGTGATGCTCTTGGTGAGATTCATGGTGGTATCGTTACTGCTCTGCAAACTCTAGGTGAGACCATTGAGAAAGGTGGTTCTCGTCAGAGCGAAGTCAATCTTGTATTGGCGAAGGGCTTACTTGATATCGGTAAACTAGCACAGCAAACAAATGCGCTAGTAAAATCACTTGCAGACAATACGAACGCTATTAGTCGTCAACCAATCAGTGGTCGTCGCAGCGTTGTGCGTCCTAGTGATGTAGTCGCTAAATCTCATGCGGGACAACTTCCTGCAGAGGATACAATTTCAAAGGGCGAGGTCATCAGTCTTATGTCAGAAATGCTTCAAAAGAGCATGGAAGCTGGAGACAAGGGCCGCGCTACTGAACTAAATAAATCAATTACTAAGATTGAGTTGATGGGGGACGTTGATCCTCAATCAATGGCTCAAGTCGCTGACTATCGTCGGCAAAAACTAAACGGTGCGGCGCTTTAGTCGCGCCAGCTACAAGGAGAATAACAGATGAGTAACGGCATGGTTAGCTGGCGTAACTACGAAGGTATGACCGGATTCGGTGGTAACGCTTCACAAGGTGACGTCGATGCACTTAACAAAGCATTAGATGCAGGAAGTCAAATTGACCGTCCTGCAGCTGCAACTGCAGGTGATGGCTTTTCGCTTCGCGTCGAGTCACTAGAGCAGACATTAAAGAACACAACTTTCCGCATGGAGCATATCCGTCTATGGAAGAATCTTCCTAAGATTCCTGCATACAATACTGTGGAAGAGTACAATCAAATCCAGAGCTACTCGAACAACCAATTCAGTTCGTTCGTAACGGAAGGTCAACTTCCTGTCTCTACGGATGCGACCTATCGTCGTCAATACGCCAAGATTAAGTTCATGGGTACGCAACGGTCTGTCTCTCACGTAATGAGCATGGTCAAACCTGCTCATGGTAACGTGATTGCGCAAGAAACCATTGCGGGCACCATGTACCTTCTAGAGCAATTGGAACGTCACCTTTTCACTGGTGATTCAACAATGACCGCAGTGAATGTGGCATCGCAGGCTGAAGGTTTGGAGTTTGATGGTCTTGAACGATTGATCAGCGGTAGTGAGACTTCTCTTTCCGATCACATCATCGATCTACGTGGTGCGCCTCTTACTGAGGACAACATCATTGATGGTGCTTTGACGATTAGTGATGCTCCAGCATTCGGTCGTCCTACTCACTTGTTCTTGAATCCAAAAGCGCATAGCGACTTGGCGAAGTCTTTCTTCCCTAAAGCTCGTTATGACGTCTTCCAGAAACAAGACAACGGTATTGCGGGCATGACCTTGGGTGGCGTTACTACTCAAGCTGGTGTTGTGGCTCTTGAGCCTGACGTATTCTTGGATGAAGGTCCATTGGTTCCTGGAACTGCCGCCGCAGATGCCATTGGCACGAGTAGTTCGGCTGGCGTTGCTTGGACTTCTCCTACAGTAGGCGCGGTGACAACTCCGGTGAATGCGAAGTCGCAGTTCTTGGCAGGTACAGGTGATCATGATGCTGGTAACTACGTTTATCGTGTACGTGCAGTGAATGAGTTTGGTGCCTCTGCAGGTGTCGATGTAAACGGTGGAGCGGCATTCGCAGTAGCGGCTGGTGACGAAGTTACGTTCACCATTACTGCTGGTGGTGCTACGATTCCTCGTTACTATGAAATCTTCCGGTCTAAGCGTGGTGGAACAGCCTTGTTCTACATTGGACGAGTTCAGAATAACGGCGCAGGTGGTACTGGAGCGGTCACATTCCAAGACTTTAATGGTGTGAACATTTCTACTGCTGCAGGCGACAACTGTAACGCTACGTTACGATTGCCTCAGTCAAGCAATGGCTTTATGCTTCAGGTTGATCCGTCGAATATCTCATTCGCGCAGCTCGCGCCTATGGTGAAGATTCCTCTAGCGACTGTCGATTCATCGATTCGCTGGATGCAATTACTCTACGGTGCAATGAAGCTATACACCCCGCGACATAATGTTATCTATAAGAACATTGGTCGTGCGGCTGGCTTTGTAGGCGCACCTTAGGTCAACTAAGTAAATGATAAGAGGGTGGCGGTGTAACGCTGCTGCCCTCTATTCGTTTCATTCTTCTAAAGGAGAAGATAATGAGCAAAAAACTTTCGGACTATATTCCAATCTTTGCTGACCAAGGTATCGACTACGTGGCAGCTGCACCTGCAGCAGGTGTTTCTACTCAAGCGCAGGAAGTCGTTGTCTCTGGCGCAACTCATACAGTGACTCTTGCTAGTCAAATGGCAAATAACACTTACACGGCAATTGCGACCAACGGGAAAGATGGCGGTAATGCTGTTACCATCGGTACCAAGACAACTACGACGGTTGTGATCAAGAATGGTTCGGCTGACGACAATGTAAACCTTGTCGTTGTTGGACAACTAAAAGGTCAGTCTTAGGAGATTATAAGCTATGTCGGCTCTTGGATTAAGGGGACACATACCTCGGACCGAAAGGTTCTCAGCAGTGAACGCGCCTGCTTCGGCAGACGTTGCTCGTGTACATCATTCCTCACCTCAGCCGTCTAGCTTTCTCCAGATTCGTAACGAGCAGCCTTCTGGCGGGTTCGGCATCAAAGTCTACTGGTTAGAGGCAGATTATACTGCGGACGAGAATTACTTCGTAATCTCTGCAGCGTCTGAATTTGAAGGACCAGCAGAGACAAAAGAGTTCTGGGTTCGCGGCGACGGCGGCTCTGCAGATTTAACTGCTATATTTTATCTACGTCGGGGTTAGTTTCCGGCATAAGGAGACTACCCCATGGGTATTTCAGTACCTACCACCCCAGGTTCCGAAGGATTTATTCTTCAGGTTTCTAAGGTTGCATCAACATCTAATGTAGCGCTCTCTGGCCTCCAAACAATCGACGGGGTAACTCTGACCGCAGACGAACGAGTTCTTCTATTAGGGCAGTCCTCAGGCTCTCAGAATGGTCCTTGGGTTGCTGCATCTGGTTCATGGACACGTCCACATGATTATGCGGCAGGGTCGGTAGTTAAGTCGAACATCGTCGTTCCGGTATCAAGTGGTTCTACTAACGCCGACACTCGTTGGCAGATAACAACTGATGGCAACATTACGGTCGATACGACATCTACGACCTGGGGCAAGACAGACTTAGGTTTAGTTGCTGTCGTTGATGATACTACACCTCAGCTAGGCGGCAACTTAGACCTCAACAATAAGACAGTAAAGAACGGCGTAGCCACTGTGTTTTCCATAGACGCGAGCGCGAACGTCACCTTTGAGAATAATGTCTCGATTTCAGGCACAGTGAACATGCCTGCCACAACCACTCTCCCTAACACGGGAGACGGGGCCATTACTACGGAAGCCTCTGCTGCTGATGCAGATGGAAAGCCGCTTAGCCTTGCGGCAGGTTCCACCACTGCAGGTGGCACTAATGATACTGGCGCAGGCGGTAGTATCACTTTGAAGCCTGGAGCGGGTAAGGGGTCTGCGGTAGGCGGTGATGTGATCATTCAGACAGCACCCGCTAGTAGTGGCGGTGGCGCAACTGTCATCAATAACTATTCCACTCAGATGATTGTCAAAGAGTCCGGCAACATCGGCATGGGTACAACTGGCCCTGATCGAAAGCTAGATATTCTTGACGCGAGTAACCCTCAGTTACGCCTAACTCATACTGATGGGTCTAAGTATGTAGACGTATCTTCTACCGCTAATAGTAACGCGGCGGTCAGCTTTCCCGGCTCTACCATGCAAGTTCAGTCTGCGGGAGCCGCCTCATTTGTACAGGTTCAGAACTCCTCTACGGGGACGGCTGATGGTGTTGGTGATGGCCTAAGTGTAGGGCTGAACGGCAAAGAGGCATTTATCTGGAACAGAGAATCTACGGGCTCTCCAGCATTGAAACTTGGTGTGGGTGGTGTGACCAGTGCGCTTGAGATTAATGTATCGAACGAAGTAAACGCAACAAACAATGTCTCTGTCGTTACGGGTGTGCTGAATTATAAGTCTGAGACCATAGTAGACAACGGGAGCACAGGCACTACACTCGCCAAAGCAAACTCTGCTTCTATAACTGTGCTCACAGATTCAGGTAATGGTGGGAAAGTTATCTTACCTGCGGCTGATACTATAGGGCTTACTTATGTAGTGGCATCAGGCATCAACGGCGCTCAGACGGGAATTACCATCGACACAAGCGCGAATTCTTCTGACAGGTTTTATACTTCTACGGCAAACGGTGTTACCGCAGACCAAGGATTGACAGCCTATCAAAGCAAGACATGTATCTGTATTGCCACAAATAAATGGTTGGTGATTGGGTAATGAATCTTCCGCTATTGATAGGTTCAATCAGTCAACAAGCCAGCGCCGGGGGTGGTGGTGGTGCGGTGACGCAAGAGGCGAACCTCGACCACTGGTGGAAGTTCCCAAGCCCCGGCGAAGCAAGCCCCCCGACCTCGGTTTTAGATGTGGGCACTTCGTCTGCAACGCGAATTAATATAGACGCAGCAAATATAGCCATCAGCTCAAGCGCAAGGACGCTAGGGTCTAACACCTTTGACGCATACGACCTAAACGGCAGTAACGCGAGGGCGTACGAGAAACTGCTCAGCAACCCAACAACTCTTCACCCGTTAGATACGTTTTCGTTTTGCGCGTGGGTTAACTACGACGCTATCGCGAGTTATAAAGTGCTTCTCACCTCGGGGGTTACTAATGGAGGCTGGGACGACGGCTATTTTATTTACACTTACGCTGAAAGCGGAGAGCTTATCGACGGTGCTGGGCCGGGCCATAATATCCCTACAAACACCCTAGTATGGGGGTCAAGTGGTTGGAAAAACTCAGGCGCAACAGGGGCAAGCGTTGCTTACGCTACTTTGCCGAGCGCCGGCACATGGTTCCACGTCGCAGCGGTAATCGACGTTTCCAGCAACGTGCAAAAACTATACATAAACGGAAGCGCGGGCCAGGATGCGGTAGTAACGGTTGTTGCGCCTAATGCGATCTATCCCCTCAATTATTATATGTCAATCGGCGGAGCAACTTGGGGATTGGTGGACACGACTAATACCAACTATTTTACGGACGGCAAAGTGTCAGACGTGCGTATTTATTCGGTTGCATTGAGCGCCAGCGAAGTTTCAGCCATCTATGCGGGAGACTGGTCGCCATGAGCCAAGTATTTTTTCTTCTTACAAGTGAACCGACACAGCAGCAGCTCGATCACCTACAGGCGAGAGCCCTCACGTCGTCGCCAGAGTGGAATGGGAACGGACACACTGGTACTTTGACAAATATGGACGTAGGTACGGCCTGCTAAGGTAGTACCTGATATACCTCAGGAAACTATTATGACTGATGAAGCAAGGATGAACTTACGAGTAGGGACTTATGCAAGCGTAGCGGCTATCATTGCTACCGTCATTGCATTTACCGCCACGTATGTCTTTGCTACTAAGGCAGAGGTCAGTGAGATGCGCACACAGCAAGTCAAGCAATCAGGGGATGTTACCACAGAGATGACCAAGATCCGTGGAGACGTTCAAACCGTTCAGGTCAAGATGGACATCATTCATAGAGAGCAGCAAGAGCTTCGCCGCTCCGTTGATCGACTGAATAAAACAATTACAAAAAAGTTACGCTAGCTATTGCACTACAACGTCTAGCTCGCTAGACTCCGCTCGTGCCACGGTTACTGCTATGGAGCGATTCTGTCTGTGCCCCTACAGGATTCGGTAGGGTAGCAAGAACGATATGTGAAGCACTACCTGAGGACTGGGAGATTGTTCAGATAGGTATCAATCATCCGGGCCGACTCATAGAACATGATTATGTTCAAGTACACATCCCGGAGGAGTCTGAGCCTACAGGTTTGAAGCTAGCGAGAGATCTGTATTTGGAAGAAGACTTTGACCTCTTCATAGTAATTCAGGATTTACATATCACATCTCAATGGGCTTCATCGTTCTCTGCTGCGAAGATTGTTCGACGTATGCAGAGCAAGCCACACATCCCCGTTATCTATCATTATCCAGTAGATGGGCCTATGCTAGGGGATGTAGACTTCTTACATTTCGCCGACCATAATATCAGCGCGACCCATTGGGGCGTGGATGCATTAGCGCACCTATTGCCCACAATAGAAGCAAGTGTAATACCTCACGCAGTCGATACCTCGGTATTCTTTCCTTTACCTGCTACGGAACGTGTGACCCTGAAGCATGAGATATTCGGTATCCATCCTACTGATGAGACGCTAGCTGTACTGAGCGTAGGCGTAAACTCTGTCAGGAAAGACCACTTCACTTCTTTGTGTGCAATACAAGAACTCAACAAAGATAGAGTGAGAGGTAAACTTTACCTTCACACTAAGGGCATAGCTAATGGGATGGACATCTATGCGCAAGCTGCGGCGTTAGAGCTGTCTTCTTTAGAGTATCATATCGCTGATGACTCCTTACTAGGATGTTCTGATACTGCATTGAATCGATTATATAACGCATCAGACTGTGTTCTGTTCTCTTCTCGTCGAGAGGGGTTTGGGATACCTATGATTGAAGCAATGGCTGCAGGTATACCTGTACTCGCCCCTGACTATGGACCATTTGCTGAAGTATTAGATGGCGGTGACTTCGGCTACTTGCATACTCCTTCTGGACTTGTATGGCTCAGAGACGATCATCGAGGACCTAGTTGGCAATCTAATGCACAAACAGTGGCTAGACATTTAGAGTTCCTACATACAGCCACAGTTGAGGCGTGGGATGCACCACCAGAGAAGATAAAAGATGCAGTGAAACATGTGAGGGATACATACTCAGTAGAGACAGTGTCTGCATTATGGGCGGAAAAGATAAAGGAGGTTGTCCATGAAAGTTGAACTTGTAGGACCGATAGGTGATTTTTCTGGGTATGGGCATGATTGTAGACAGACTGCGCATTCTCTACTCAAGGCCGGTGTAGACCTATCCATTACTCGTATCATTGTAGATCAAAGCAGCACGACTTGTGACTTCGGAAGAATTGAATCTGTCCTTCGACCCTATATCCGAAAGGCTGAGGAGCCCGATGTGCAGATCCTACATGCGCCTCCTCAATGCTGGGCCAAGCATGTACGTGGTGACTGCCTCACCATTGGAAAGACTGCATGGGAGACAGATGCAATAAGCCACGACTGGGTAAAGTTTATACGTAACGCAGGAATACAGGAGCTATGGGTTCCATCCGATTTCAATGTAAATGTATTCAAGGAAAGTTTACCAACGCTAAGCGTAATGACTATTCCACATGCACATGACGTGGACGCATACACCCCTGGGGTTGAGCCTCTAGACCTGTCTCCCTTCGGAGTGTCCGCAGACACTTTCGTATTTGGTAGTGGGTTTCAATGGACTGCACGCAAGAACCCGGAAGGTCTTATCGCTGCATACTTAGCTGAGTTTGATGCAGACGAACCAGTAGCTCTCGTCTTGAAGACACATACGTGGGACACGACAGAGAAGGCGACTGGAGAGTTATACCAAAAGCTAATTGATATCATCAAGGAGACTGGGTTCAATCGTCCACGAGGGAAGATAGCGTTACTTCCTCAGACGCTTCCTTTCGACATGATGCTTCAGTGGCACAAGCGCGTAAACTGTGGCGTCTATCCTCATAGAGGTGAAGGATGGGGATTGCATATCAGTGAGTCCATGCTTATGGAGACTCCTTGCATTGTAACTAATTGGTCTGGCTCTACGGAGTACTGCGATGATTCTAATAGTTACCTACTTGATTATCAGCTACAGCCTGTCCGAGGAATGAGTTGGTGTCCCTGGTACGACGCATCTCAGTCTTGGGCTGAGCCTAACCTAGTTCAGTTACGCAAGCTAATGAGAGCTGCGTTTGATGGGCGCGAGTCCTCAGAGCTTCAGGATAAGGGCATTGCAGCGCGTTCTACGATCTATGATAATTACAATCTGTATTCTGTAGCCCAGCTTATGAAGGATAGGCTGGAGGCGTTGGTTGGATGAAGATAGCCATCGCTATGACTGTCTTTGATCGCCCTCATTATCTGAGTGCATCATTAGCATCCTTATCGCAAGTTGAGGGCATCAGAGACTATCCGATATTATTCTGCATAGATGGTCCTTACGACGACTCAAGTGTAGATCGTTGCAAGGAATCTCTGCGGCTATGTAATCAGTTCGATCATCCTGATGTTACGATCATGACACGAGAGAAGAATCTCGGCGTTGCGAACCAAGTGTATGACTCAAAGCAAGTACTCTTCTACGCAGGCTATGACGCTGTTATATCTTTAGTAGATGATGTTGAGTACTCTCCTTGCGCGTTGCAGGTTCTTCTTTCTGCGTACACCATAGCTCTAGGGTCCTATGAACCATCACGTGTCACTATGGATGTGTTCAATAGAACCTCAAGTTCTAGAGAGACGAAGCAAAAGGAGCTAGGGACGATCATCCCTGGAACAGATCAAGTAGCGTACATCATGCATAAAGAAGTATGGAGCATTGTTGAACCATATCTACGGGAATATATCTCACGATTCATCCAGCCCTTTAGAGAATCTCCACGCCCTTATCGTAATCGGAATCATGATGAGATAAAGTTGTGGTTTGCTGAGCTTGTTGGAGGCTTGTCGCCTCATTATGAATATGTAACTGGTCCCGCATTTTCTGCCAGCCAAGATGCGTGTGTTGAGGTCGCCATGCTCAAGCATAGCATCACGAGACTAACAACGAAGGTAAATCATGTTAGGCATATTGGATTGTATGGAGAACACATGTTCCCAGAGCTACATAAGAACATGGGCTTTGATTCGACGAGACTAGATACATTTTCTACAGCTGTCGCCATTAATGCTCTAACTGATGTAGAGGTATTAATATGACTGTAGCACTGACCTATGCATTGCCTATGTATCGTGCGAAGAACATTGGGTGGCTTGCTCTAGAGTCATTATGTAGGCAAGAGAACGTAGACTTTGAGTGGGAGCTTATTATTATTGAAGAGGCTTTACAGTCGATGGGCGAGTCCAGAGTTCATGAGTATAAAGACAGACTAGAGCAGGTTGGGTGCGTTCGACTAGAGTATGTAAGGTTGCCTGAGTGGATTCCATTGAGTCAGAAGTGGATAAACATAGCTAGGCTGGCCGATTCAGAAGGATTTCTTCTAGCGGGTTGCGATGATTATGCGCCACCTAATCGGTTGAGTGAGACTAAGGCGATGTTCGATGCTGGTGCTGAGTGGACACATGTCCCCGTTGGTCTGTTTTACAACATCGCAAACGATAATTTTGGGGTCTTTGACTATAGTTTAGCTAATCATGTGTGTGGTCTAGATAAGGCAGGATTGACTGAGATTGTGAAGAGCGCACTTCCGACCACTGCCACACGGACTCGTAGCGTGGATGGTTGGGTGTATGATCAGATTGTCTCTTACTTAGGGAGACCTCCTCATACACACATGAATATGAGTGAAGACTGGAAGCGCGGAGTCTTTACTGATGGTCTGAATAACATCTGCAAAACACGAAGAGATTTATATGGTGCGGAGATAGAACCACCGTTTAGGCGCTTGAAGCCCAATGAACCACAGTCGCTAAAAGAAGTAATACCAGTAGACGTTACTCAGTCTTTACGTAGAGTACGTCGTTCAGCACTAGTACGGAAGGAATTTATAAAATGACTCCACCATATAAATACAGGGACCTATGCAAGAAGTTGAAGGAAGGGACGTCTATAAAGACCTTCTCTGACTTTACGTATCACCGAGGAAAGAAGCCTTTTGAAATACCTTCTGAGGATTTAGTTGGCAAGAAGACACTAATGCTCCGACATGATGTCGATCATTATCCTGCTTTAGCTCATGAGATGGCGTGTGTAGAAGCAGCTCTAGGAATTAGGTCTACATACTTTATACTCACTACTGATGGCGCGGCTAAATGGTGGAACGATAAAGCATTACGAAAAGATTACTTGGGGCTCATTGCAGAGATGCAAGATATGGGACATGAAATTGGTCTGCATTATGACTTTCTAGGTGACTATTTTTCTGACGGACGCGCACCTAAAGAAAACATTGAAAGTATCTTAGGTGAATTTAGGAGTGTTGGACTAACGATAGTGGGCGCGGCATCACATGGGTCTAGTCGAATGAGAAAGATTCTAGGTGCCGTGGGTGATGTTCCATACCCTCCTGAGTTTGTGAACTATAGGATATGGGAGGAATGTTCCTCGAAGACTGAAGAACTTAGTGCAGGATCACGAGTGCTAGAAATACCTGCCCTTTCTCTGAAAGAATATGATTTACATTATGAGACATATTGGGTGACTAAGGATTGGTACTTCTCTGACAGTGGTGGGAACTTTTGGATGCAGGGACATGCAAAACACATCTTCGAGAACCTAGACGCTTCTGACATGCATCCGTATGAGGCCATCCCTAAGATGAAAGATGGTGAGGTAATGCAGATACTTATTCACCCTATTTGGTGGAAAGGTCAGTTTCGATAAATGCCATCTAACGTATTATTAGACATAGGTAAGAGTGAGCTTTCGTCGTCATTCAGGAAGACTGCGACTCAGTATTACAGCGACTCTTTAGACGTGCCCCCTAAACTGATAGCTGCACTGCTTTCTACACAGGAGCTTTCACACGAACAATATCTGCTGAGTCTTCGTAAGATACACAAAGGTAACGCTGTTCGTGACATGCAAAAGGCTAGAGCTGCAGGCTTCTTCTGTGCTCCGTTTCTTTACGGGGTATGGCTAAATGATATACAGGATATAAATATATCAAAAGAAAGCAGACAGGGGCGTCAGATGGCTTCGTCGTACCAAAGACAGGCGCATGAGTTGGGGCAGCAGAGCAACGTGATAGTAGCTTCTCCTGTTACAGAGACGGGTGAATGTTTTCGGCAGATGCTTGGCGTCTTTAAACATGAACCCAATCGGAATTTAGCAACTGTTATGGTCAATCAAAGGCTGTGTGGGTATATTAGTCTCATACGATATAAAGACCTGGCATTGTACTCACAGATATTAGGGCACGGAGATTACCTGCGTGACGGTATTATGTACCTGTTACATAGTTATGTATCTGGGCGTGTATGGGATGAGGTTAAGTACATCATGTACGGAGCACACACGAGTGGAACTGATGGTTTGAAGATGTGGAAGAAGCGTATGAGGTTTGAGCCTTATAATGTTTATCTGGAGAGCGAATGATACTTGAAGTCATCGTGGGATACGTGAGCCACGAGATAATTTCCCTTTTTGTGGACTGTAGCTGTCCCTAATGTGTCAAAGACTTCTTGCAACACTACAGGATCGTGATAGTACCACCTTGAATTGACCCATTCAGTGTCACTTTCGGTGGTGAAAATATCGGAAGGCTGCCACCTCTCATAAGGAGGCTTTGTGCTCATAATAAAATAAAGTTCTTGGGTGCAAAGGGCGAACATTTTCTTCAGGTTCTTTTGAAATTGTATATCCGAAGAAGGGAAGTTGAGGAAAGATGGCGCACGACAAAAGACAACATCGAATTGGCCCTTTAGAGTCAATGCATCACCCAGGATGAATTTGACATTTGGCACGTTTTCTGCGGCCTTCCTTTTATTGGCGGCCTCAATCCCCATAGTAGATACATCGATGCCGGTGACATCAAAGTAGTCTGCTAATAAGAAACTGAAAAAGCCATCCCCACAGGCTGCATCGAGGAGTGTGGATTCTTTGGGATAGTGCTGTAGAGGAGTATTTTCAAAGAGCCATCGCTTCTGTGCTGCTGCGTTATAGTGGAAACCGCCTTCCTCATAAAATTTTTCATAGTTTCTCAGCATAAAGAATCTATAAGATAAGAAGGATAATACGTCATTTGTAATTTGACTGACAGGTTTGGCAGCTTGTAATCAGGCTTTGGCGTTAGATGACGCTCGCAGGAATTACGACGTCTCGGTTGTACCTAGTGAATGGATATGCGAAGAACATTATAACGAAGTCTACGCCACAAAGATATGGTTGAGACCTAGGTAGGAGGGATGAATACATGACAATCACAAACGGAAGGATCGCAGTAGACGACAAGGATATGGATGTCGTTGAGCAGAAGTATGTCGAGGTCGTTGAGCAGAAGCTGAAGCTCGCTGATATTGTGACGCTTATATTTCAGGAGGCATTAGCGGATCGAGTCCTAGAAGTTGAAAAGGCGAAGGACGCATTTCGTTCGACTATTGAGGACACCGCCAAGAAGTACGATGTGCCTGATGAGGGTAAAGACGGCGTTGTATGGGAGCTTAGTCGTGGTGATGGATGCTTCATACGTCAGATTGTAGACCCAAAGGATCGTCCGATGGCTGAAGGATCTGCAATTGAGATCATCTCTGAGTAGAGAAAACCGTGACAACCTGGTAGCCTGAAGCCGTGAGCCTTGGCGTTACCGAGATCAACTTTGTCGTCACGAACCTTGATGCTGTTCGTGAGTATTACGATGTCATAGCTGTAGAACGATCAACGGCAGGGAAGGCTGGTCCCTATGCTGAGGTCACGACAGCGGGCACTCGTATATCTTTAGTTGAAGGCAAGACCCTTTATACTTATGTAGATACTGACGTAAACAGTGATTACTACTACCGCGTCCGGTATTATAATATAACCAGTGGTGCTTCTTCGGGTCCTGGCGATCCTGTGCAAGGCTCTCAAGATCCGGCACTGCTTGTACTTACTGTAGACGAACTCAAGACCAACTATCTCTTCGGCCTTGATATGTCTGACGATCAAGGCAATCCATTTCCAGAGAGCCTGTACGAATGGTATATCAAGAGTGCTGTCTCCTTGGCAGAGACTCAGTTAGATCTACCTATTCGCCCTCTCAAGTTCTCAGAGGAACCAGAACAGCTCGATCTGTTCCGACAGGACTACAACAAGTTCATATCATTACAGCTTAGTAATTTCCCTGTACTGAGTGTCGAAGAGTTGAAGATTGTGGTGCCGTCTAATCAGACGGTGATCAACTATAACTTAGATTGGATACAACTAGACAAGAACGCTGGGCAGCTGAACGTCATTCCAGGATCTGGAAACTCCGGCGTGATGGCTCTGGGAGCTGCCGGTGTCATGCTTCCCTTTTACTATCGAAGCACAGACTATCTTCCTCTAGTATTTCGCGTCAAATATACTGCAGGATTCACAGACGTACCTTTCGCGCTGAAGAATTACATTGGAATGATGGCGGCGATAGGACCTCTACATTTAGCCGGTGACTTGATTATTGGTGCAGGTATTTCTTCTCAGTCCATTGGCATGGATGGGCTGTCGCAACAACTAGCGACTACCGCATCAGCTACTAATTCAGGCTTCGGTGCTAGGATCGTCAACTACACTAAGCAATTAGAACGTGAGCGCAAGGCTCTCCGCGAGTACTACAAAGGCGTAATGATGGTGGTGGCGTAAATGACCACTGCAGATGATGCAACCATAGGAGTTACGGGCAAAGCGGTAGGTCGAGTTGATTTTAACCTAAAGCGCTTTGTAGACATGATCGAGCGCAGTCCTCGGTTCGTCTGGGAACGCGCTATGTTCTGTCCGTGCCCATCAGTAAACGATCAGACCCAACAACCAGACCCCAACTGTACCAAGTGTAAAGGAGTAGGCTGGCTGTGGTTTGGCCCAGCCGGATACGTAGTTCCTCCCGAAGCAGGCACACTTACTCCCGTACAAAAGGCAGTCGTCGATAGAAACGGAGGCGCTGTCATCTGTGCGTTTATGGCCGAAGCAACGTACAGGCAGGCCGGATATGACACACTAGGTACTTGGGCCTTTGGTCAGATGCACGTGACCGTCCGTCCAGAAAACAAGTTAGGGTATTACGATAGGCTCATAAATCTGGACAGTGAGATTGTTTTCAGTCAACGAGTCTTATCGGGTGGTGAGGGCAAATTATCACTGCGATATCCCGCCATTAACGTGGCAAATGTTCAGTCGTCCACTGCTACCTATCTAGAGGGTCGAGACTTTGAAGTGGTAGGGGGAGATATAATCTGGCTTTCGGGAAGGGCTCCTGCGTCTGGTACTCAACTCGCTGCGCATTACACTTGTCATCCTGCATGGATCGTAACGAGTTATCCACATGTCATACGAGCGACAACGAACGACAGAAAGCCTAAGAAGCCTGTAGTATCTCCCGAAGGCAATCCTCAGAACCTCCCTATCAGGGCCAGAGTTCAGCTAGAGTTCGAGAGGGAAGGTTAGTGCTAAGTTTCAGTATAGATACGTCAGAGCTTGATGATTACTTACAAGCTCTTATGAGCACATCAGACGGAATCGCGGCCTCAGCTGCTCAAGTCATCTACGAAGACTGGCGCTCTCTTGCAGAACGAAAGCTCAAGTCTTCTCGGGCTCAATATCTGGAAGCTCTTCAACCTCCTCGGGTAGTCGCTACCGGCTTTGAGATATCCTTAGTAGGTACTTTCCCTGTATGGGTTGAAGAAGGAAAAGAGCCGTATGATGTGGGGCAAGCTATCCTGAAGGGACGTGAGTTTGTTCGGGTTCCCTTCAAGCAGAATCCCGCGCCCAGTAGAGGGACCGCCCCTGCTTTTGGTGCTAGCTCTACTCCGATGGGATATGGATATCGATCAAAACCCCGTGGTATAGATACTCGGACAGGCGCTAGTGCATCAGTTCGAGCTGGTCCAGGCGCTCCTACAAGGTTGACCCGTCGTGTATATGGAGGAGGACCGGCCACTCCTTCAGGTGCCTATTCCGACTGGCGCAGAGCTGGTCGCCGTGCAGAGGCTGGCGCTAATCTTCGTAAGTTATATGAGCATCACTCAAGACCACTGTACTCGGGACAGGAAAGCGATGCAGCTGGTGCTGGAGGAGTTACGTTCAGGACTGTCAATCAGGACTCTAATTGGATCCATCCAGGCATTCAGGGACGTCGATTGGCAGACGAAGCTGTACGTAGGTTTGGCGGACGCAACCTTGGAATCATTGTCTCGAAGCACATACAAGGATTAGGAGGTCCGGGAGCATGATTGAACGCCATATCTATACTGCGTTGAAGAATGGTATCGATGAGCTTGAGGCTCATCCATTACGCCTGGAGCGCATTTTTCGAGATTACTATGGCTTAGCGCAGAAGGAGGTAGATACTATTCGTACTTACTTCACAGCTAATCCGCCCAGCGTTATACACAACTACGCTCGTGAAAATAGTCCGTTTCCCCTATACGCTATCGTCCTTCAAGGGGAAGAGGAGACTACAAAAGTACTTGGTGAGTACGGAGGCATGGTAGATCTTGAAGAAGCGAGAGCTATAGATGACTCCTCTGCCTTAGGGGCGAGTATCTATGGATCTGTATTTACCTATAACTATGAGATCATTACTTACGCTAAACTGCCTGATGTAGCTCTGTACTATTACTACTTAGCTAAGTACTTTATGATTCGTGAGCGAGATTATTTCATAAGCCAGAACCTTTTTGACCTTACGCTGGGAGGCTCAGATCTGGCTCCAGATGCCAGGTACATGCCCGCATACTTGTTTGGTCGTACATTGCGCTTCTCATGTCAGTGTGAGATGGGTGTAATCGGTGATGTTACTCCTAAAGCGGATAAGGTTTCAGGGGTTCATATTGGAACTGGCGTCACGGTAGGAGTTTAATTTGGCGACGAAAAGAAAAGCACGGAAAGCTAAGAAGGCGGTAGAGGCAGTGGCTGTGATAGCACCAGCAAAAGAGCCTGAAGCTGCCTTAGTGCCTGCGCCTATCAATCTAGACGCCTTTAAGCGCACAAGTGGTATCAGACCTGAACACTTTGGTGGCTTTGAGCGACACATTACATTAGAATGCGGCCCAGGACACGGGCTGTATAAGACACCAGCAGAATGGCGCAGCACTTATGATCAATATCTTAAGAGACCTGTGGTAGGATAAAGAAAATGGCGACTTCAATTTACTTCGACGGCAGAACGACCTCAATTCCTGGGGCATACACTACGATAGATGCTTCGGGTCTTGATGCGGTGGGTGTAGGAGCTACAGGGATTGTGGCCTTAATTGGTACAGCTGAGGGTGGGCAACCTGTTATTGATGGCAACAACGTAGAGATGACTACGTCTGAGTTGATTCGATTAACTAACCCAGCCGCTGTCCTGAATACCTTTAAGTCGGGAGACTTACGCGAGGCAGGATCGATTGCCTTTAGTCCTTCAACGGATCCTGCTATTCCTGGTGGAGCCCAGCAGCTCATTTGCCTGAAGGTAAACAAAGCCAAGCCTTCAACGGCAACCTTATCAGATACCTTGGGCGGTACGGCACTCACTCTGACATCAAGAGACTACGGCGCTTTTACTGAACAACTTCAGGTAGACGTGGCTACAAGCGCATCAGCAGGTCTCAATGTCACAATCACGAATAATGCTACAGCGTCTACTGAGACTTATCTAAATCTAGGAGAAGTGACTTCCGGTTCTACCGACATGTTCACTCTTCGATATGACCCACCAGCAGCTGGAGCTGCAGGCTGGAACACAACCACCGCCGAGACACTCGCTACTGGTGTCAAGGTGAATGGTGGCCTTTCAGCGTTGTCGGGCTTAGACGGTGCTGTTACTCCTCAAGCACAGGGAACCATCGAAGCAGTATCTAGTGATGCAGGCGACACACAGACGATTATTGTCTATGGTCTTGATGCTTCTGGTAACGCCATCACAGAAACAATTACGCTAAACGGTACGTCTGCTGCTCAAGCAGCCTCTCCCCAGACTTTTGGGGCAGGCGATGTGCTTGGGATGTCAGCAAGCGCGAATACCACAGGCACAGTCACTATCCGATTGTCTGGTGGCGGCGCTACCATCCTCGTATCCGTGGGCGGTACATCAGTTGATGCGGCAGTTCAAAAGCGTTCAATGTTTGTAGGGAACGCTAAGCTCAGTCTTGTGGCTGACGGAGCGACCACTAAGGACGTATTACTTTATGGTCTGAGTGCTTCTGGTGGTGCTCAAATTGAGAAGGTCACTCTTACTGGTGCTGTAGCTAAAGAAACCACGAACACATGGTCTCGAATTGATACGATTGTTCTCGGTGATTTAGAAGCAGGTAAAGCTGTAACCATAACTGGTACAGCAGCGCAGACAACATCAGCCCAAGCAACTCTGCAGCAAGTCAATGATTACTTCAATGCTCGGCGCGTAGCAGGTGTTGCGAGTGCGGCATATGCATACTCTGGCTTCACGTTCACCTTGAGTACTACTCAAACAACTCTGAGTCCTACTCTATTGGATGTGACGAGTGCTTCACCCGGAGCACAGAGCATTCAAATTACTTCTCTAGGGTTTAGTGCAATTCTCAATGCAGTTGTCTCTACGCTCAATGCAAACTCTCCTACGGTCAAAGCTACTCGCGGGACAACGGGACTTCCTCCGGTTGTAGTGAATACGTTCTTGAGTGGTGGTGAAGAGGGGTCAGCTTCTTCTGCTGAATACACGGCGGCGTTAGAGCTACTGAAATCAATTGACGTAAGCACCATCGTTCCTCTCACAGGTGATCCTGCGATTCATAAGCTCGTCAACGATCATTGTGTTTACATGGCAGGACAAGGCAAGAGTGAACGAGACGGCGTTGTTGGTTTGGTTCATCTCACTGGGTCTAGTCCTACAGTGCCTTATGCACCGCCTACGAAAACACAGATCAAAGATCAAGCTATTGCCCTGAACTCAAGACACTTGAGAGCATGTGGGCAGTCTGTATCAATGTTCAACACAGCAGGCACATTGACGGTCTTTCCTTCGTACTATCAAGCAGTACTTGTTGCAGCGATGCAGGCAGGCAGTCCGGTAGGCACTTCACTTACTCGCAAGACCATGAACGCGGTCTCTATCTCAGAGGACTCTACATGGTCTCCGATGAACGACTCGAATGAGCTTATTGGATACGGACTGTGGTTCGCAGAGTCTCATCGAACTGGCATACGATGCGTCCGTAACATTACGACCTACCTCACAAGTAACAATGTTGCCTTTGTTGAAGCCTCAGTAAACGAGGCAGCGAACTTTGCAGTGTTCAACTTCAGGAATGAGCTAGAGAAACTTGTAGGAAAGAAAGGCTTCTCTGGGACCGTGAATGCGGGACGAATTGGAGCAGCACAAATTCTCGACTTACTTGTTGAACAAGGAACTCTGGTGCAATGGCGGTCTTTACAGTTAGAACTCAACGTAGATACGTTGGCGGTATCTGTCGAGATAGCTCCAGTAATACCAATCAATTTTGTCACTGCCACTGTGCATCTAGTGACATTGCCTATTTCAGGCTAGAGGATATTAGATAATGGCTGTTTCAAATCCACCCACCAAGGGAAGCGTTGTATCGGGCTCTCGGGTCAAGCTGTCGGTAAATGGTACTGACATTGGCTACGCAACGATATCTTCTTATGTAGAAACAATTACGTATGACCCTATTGCTGTGCTCGACCAAATGGAAATAGCAGAGCATGTCCCTGTCGCGTATGATGTGGCCTTTACTGCCTCACGAGTATTCCTGATTACAGACACTCTTAAGAGCATGAGCCTCTTTCCTAAAGTAGATCCAGGCGCGAACTTCACAACGGCGCTCTTAAATAATCTTTTAGGCATCGGCACAGACGGAGAGATGACAGCGGCTATTGTTGATAGTCAGACCGGTCAAACGATTGTCTCCCTACAAGGAGTCAAAATCACTTCCCACAACTTGACCTTCGGCGCGAGAGCTGTTGTAGGTGAAGACGTCGGCTTTGTTGCTCGACGAGTAAAGGATAGCTTAGCTGGAGAATAACAGTTTACGCCTATCTTGGAGGGATGAATGGCGAAGAAAAAAACACCATCAGTTGTAGTCCCAACTGATGAAATCAAACAATCCGTAACAGACTTGCTCTCGAAGCCTATCGAAGCATTAAAAGAGTCTGACCCTGAGCCAGAGCCCGGTGACGATCCTAAAGACTCCGAAGAATGGTCCTTTACGTTCGAGCACACGGACGTTCGTGGCAAGAAGTGGTCAGGACATTTCACCAATAAAATCCTTACCTTAGGTGAACAGCAGCTTGTAACCAATACAAAGGCTCGTTTCTGCGGTGGAATGCCTCTGGAATCTATAGACAATGGGATGCTAGCGCTCAATGAGGCTATTGCACACATGACTTTTTCACTGCAGGAGTTGCCTAGCTGGGCTGAAGACCTTCGTCAGCTGCACGATGCTGCCATTATATTTGCGCTGTGGGAGAAAGTGAGGTCCCACGAAACCCGCTACTTTCGACTCGACGCGGGCACAAGCACTTCAAAAGAAAAGTGATGATGACATATCTGCACTTCGCAGATGGTGGTCAAACAAGTACAATAGGCCGCAGAACGATCCAGAGTTATTGAAGTTAACTCCGGCCCTACTTTTATCTGACTTCTATTACGATCTGCATGATCGTCGTTCGGAAGTAAAACAGCAGATCAAGGCAGGTTCGGATGGCAGAGATAAACTGGAGGAGACACTGTCTGTGCTTGAAGATATACTAGAGATAAGAAGCTCATTAGGATCGTGGCAAGACGAGGTAGAGACGGCGCTCAATGAAGGCCGTATGCCTGACTGGACTAAAGGAGCCTCAGACTAATGGCGTCACAAGCAAAAGTTACCCTTCTCATTGAAACCAAGTTTGAGAAGTTTCAGGAACTCAAGAAAGCTGGCAATGAACTACAAGAAGCTCTTGGCGTCGGCAAGATTGCTAAGGAATACGAGAAGCTCGATAAATCTCTAGGTAGCATCCTCTCTAAAATAAAACAGATAAATCAGGCATCTGGAAAATCTGGACTCCTCGGCGGTGGTGGAGGCGGAACTATCACTGGGGCACATGGTGCAAGAGGTGTTGGCGGCGCGGGTGTTGGTGGCGCGATCTACGGTCCACAACAATCCGCGTGGCAACAATATGCTCCAGGTAAAGCTACGGAAGCAGGCTTCGGTCAGATGCACACCGTTACAGCTACTGCGAAAGGACAGATTCGCGATCAGCTCCTGGAAGCTGAAGGACGAAGGCTAAGTAGAACTCAGCAAGCACAAAGAAACGCAGACCTGATGGCTACCTTCGGGAACGAAGTCTACCCCGGCTATCAAGATCGTCGTTATGCTGGCGCTAGCCCACTTCGCGATCCATATGCCACACGTACCTCAGACTTACGACCAGCGTATGCTGGAGTAACTACCGCCAGGGCAGGTGTTGCAGGCGCAAATGTACAGCAGACTATAAATCAACGTCAGCAAGCGGGCATCAAGTCTCAGATGGAAGAAGCCGCCCGACTTGGTCAGATGGAAGCTGCACACATGACGGAGTTTTTTGGTCCCTCTGGACCACCTGCCACCCAGAGAGCCGCTAGTGCCGCTGCTGCGCAATCAAGATTACAGATGCAGGTTGCGGGGGTCAGGGACGCGGGCGCGAGAGCCAATCCAATTATCGGAGGCGCGTTAGCTAGAGGGCTTCGTGCCGCTAGTCCAGAAGCTCGGGCAGCAGCGCTACGCTCATCGCAACTAGGCGTTGCGCGTAACGTGGGTGGGGTCGGTCTTTTTCTTGGAGGTGCCGCTTCTGCTGTCGGTGGCACGCTTATGGGCACTATGGGAGGCGCTGGCGGTGCAGGCCAAATGGGTGGTGCAATAGGCTCAGCCGGGCTTGGTCTTGCGGGTGGCGCTCTCGGCTTCATGCTAGGTGGTGGGCCTTTAGGTGCAATGGCAGGCGCTACTATGGGTTCTATGCTTGGCAATAGCATAGGAGGCACGTTCGGCGGCATTGGCGGTCAGGTTGCGCAATACGGTACAAAAGGGCTCCAGTTTCAAGAAGCTGCTGGGGGCCTTGCAGCTATGGGCTTAGGGGCCGGAACACAGGGATCTTTAGGCGCAGGTACACGAGGTGCTACGTTAATGCTCCTCGGTCGAAGACAAGTCGGCAAAAGTCGAACGGTCGAGATGGCCGGAGAGTCACTGAAGGACGGTGCGCGGATAGAGAGACAGAAGACGATTCCTGGGAGGGTGACGAGAGATGGAGGACTAAGTCCATCTCTTGGATACTCAGTAGACCAGATAGCAGGAATGGCGGGTCAAATGTATGGAACAGCTATGATGGCTCCGCGTTCAGTGGCTCCTGAGTCTGGTCAAGGCAGACGTGAGCTTATCTCGATGCAACAACTCCAGCGAGGGCTAGGTGTTGGAGCTGAGACTACAGGACAAATGCTTTTTGGTCTTAGGCGAAGTGGTGGCAGTGAGCTTCGTGGATTTTCGGAAGGCTTACTTACACCAGGTATGTCGTATGGTGAGCAGCGTGGCATGTTCCAACTTGCTGGACGTATGCTAGGGTCGGAGTTTGCACGCACAGGTATTTCGGGCCGAGCAACTATGCGTAATATAGACTCCTTTACTTCTCAGCGAGGACGTAGCGGCTTCAGGGCAATGCAGTTTGCTGAAGGTGCAGTAAACTACGGTAGAAACATAGCGCAACAAGGGCCACAATCACCGTATGACTTTGCGCTCGTCTCGGCCTTAGCAGATGGAGGCGGTGTTTCTCCCACTAAGCTGCTGGATATCTATAAAGGACTAGAGACAGGAAGCATTCTCAAACCAGGCAAGGAGGGAGGACATCGAGAGCAATTTATGAGCTATCTCAAGTCGGTTCGCGGTGCTGCCGGAGGCGATAAAGGTCTAGAGACTATCACCCTCAACAAGGCGTTACAGCCAATACTCCCTGGACTGGGCCTAAGCGCTACCGATAAAGCTATGGGAATGATTGAGGAGGGAAAGAGCTTTGACGCGATACAGGGAGCGTTTGGAGATATTACTAGGGATAGTAATTTAGCAAATCTTTCTGGGGCAAATGTAACTAAGCAAATGCGTCGAGGTGCTAGCATTCGCAACGACATGATCACTTTGGGTACAGAAATGATGACAACGATGCAGGTATTTAAAGAAGCAGCGGAGATGCTTGCTAAAGCGATGAAGGACACCGCCCCGATTATGGCTGATATACATCGCACCGTGGCAGAGAACGCGGCGGGCATGTCAATGCAGAGAGAATAGATGACAGAGAATAATGCCAATCGCTTTCGCGGCTCTGAGTTTGTTCAGATTGAAGTGGAGATTTATCCTACTCAATTCCTTGCTAGTGACGCTGAGCTTCAGTCGGTCGTTGACGCAAACAATGTTATTCGTATCTCATCTGAAAGATTCGCAGATGGTTCTATAGCAATAGCTGGCTTCAACTACACTCATCAGATTAATACCGTAGCTTCAGGATGCTCTTTAGACATAAAAGCAAGAGGCACAGAAGGCACAGCGCTTCTAGAGGTCATACAGCCTAACTTCTGGATTGATGTCACAGTGCAAAGACATCAAAAGAGATTCCATGTCTTTAGGGGGCGTATTTTATCAGCCTCTATTAGCTCTACGGCTGGCTCCATCGGCGGCGGTGCCACTACGCATAGCTTACAAGTGAACTGTCAGAGCTTCGGAGCAATACTTGCGCAGACTCAGGTGTATTATGACATCGTCAACGAGGGCACGGACTTGCCTCTCGCTTATCCCCGCATCCTCATCAGCGCCGATAACAATCAAAGCGTAGAAGACACTGCGCGATCTTTACTTAAAGGCTTCTTAGCTGCAGGGAAAGACGGGACAGGGAGATCGGTCTGGGAATTGCCAGAGTCACTTCCTGGTATCGAGAAAGGAGAGGCGCTTGGGGATCCTGACGAGTATAGTATAGCTCAAACAAAAGCGGCAGCGCTAAACGCCGTAACGGAAGCAGAGGTACTTGATCCTTCGTATTTCAAAGACGCCTTGCGGTTCTTTCCTTCTGACGAAGACAGAGCTATTGAAAACTACCCGGAGTCTGTAAACTCACAGTCTCTGAGCTGGTTGTCTCCCGCTAGGGGTGGTGAGAGTCTTTGGGCAATACTTCAACGATGGAACGATGGCCCGACTACTGATATGTATACAGACCTTGTCGGTAGTGACGGTAAGTACCTAGGAGAAGGGCAAGAGACTACACCTAAGGATACACGGATGAGCTTTATTCTACGTGATAAGCCTTTCCCGACTACGACCAGACGCAGTGTAGATACAGGAGCAAAAGCTAGCCTATTTCCCAGCGAAGATGGGCATTCGCAGACCATAGATACGACGGGGCACTGGTTCGATGAAAAGATCGGGAAAGATGGTGGCGGCTATCTTCCAGTCTTCAACGTGCAGTGGAACGATATAAAAGAACGAAACGTAACTCGCACCGATGTTGCACGAAAGAACGCTTTCTTCAGTGCGCCTGTCCTTACGCAAAACCTCACAGGACTACTGATAGATTTGCAAACACCTTTATGGGACACAGACGACATACAAAAGAATGGTCTTCGCCCTGTATTTTACTCCTCGTCATACATGCTCGACATCAATCAAGTGGCGAAGCTCGCTAAGAGTGATAAGGAATCTGCTAAGAACATCATTACACAGCTCGATGTCTTCAGGCGCAGGATGAGAGACTTCATGTGCTTAGGTCATCTATACTTGTCTGGGACAGTAACTCTAGGTCATGGCCGTCCTGATATACGGGTCGGAGGTAAGCTGAAGATAAATGCCGTGGGCGATCAAAAGCCAACTGATTTTCAGGGTGACAACCTGGGAGGATACTTTCAAGAGATCTATCATATTGATGGTGTCTCTCACAGCTGGTCCCCTGTCCTTGGTATGCAAACGTCACTCATGGTCACACGCGGCATTCGAGGTAGTGATCAAAAACGAACCCAGTTGCTTAGCGAAAAGATCAAGAAGTTCCGCTTAGCAAAGAAGAAGGGGTCCTAGCGATGAGCAATGACTTTGCACCGAGGAGAAGATTCGATGGATCTATCTCTGATACTACGATGGACAATAGAACCGGAGGGGCGGGGCGTGTAGGCACATCCTTGCTTCGTGGGGTTGTTGTTCGTGTGAAGCCTTACAGTGAAGCACCTTCTCCTGTATTTCCTGGGGTCCTATGTGACGTATTCATCTACTCTACTTCGACTACTACGTGTGGACCTCTAGAGGATGTACTTGTTTCTTATCCTTATAGTGGACTGCAAGAAGGCGAGGTTGTTCTTCCACGAGGCTGTACTCGGCAGATGACAGAGGTCGCTAAGGGCATCTTGGAAGGAAACCTAACCCCGGCGCAGCTTGATGGAGACCATGTACTGATTGGCTTCATCGACGGCGAGCTTAGCTTGCCCGTCATCGTCTCTTACTTACCTCATCCAGATGCTGATGCTGGAAAAGCTGCGACCGATCCTATTGGGTATCGAACGCGACCACTAGAGACAGACGGAACTCCCGCGTTCCGTAAACATCAGGGCGTTTATACAGGTGTAGACACAGACGGTAACTACGAAGCAAATACAACTAAAGCACACAAAGGAGTTGAAGGTGTTCGCACTACAGCAGAAGGTGGTGGTTACACAGCTGACGGCGAAGAAGTATCGAGCACTGAGACTGTCGGAGGTGTAGCGACTTCAGGTAACTATACAGTCAAACTCAAACAAAACGCCAAGCTGCTCATCGAATTCGAGAGCGGGAGCAAGATTGAACTCACAGACAATGATGGAGCCCTAACCCTAAAGGTAGACTCGGTACAGATCGGTGATGGAGCAACGGAAGCTGCTGTCCTAGGTGATGCGTTGAGCACCTGGCTAACGACAAACCTCACTGTCGGAACAGCGTTTGGTCCTAGTGGCCCATCAACTATCGGTCTGACGCCCCTGCAGTTGTCTTCTTCGGTGAAGATAAAGGATTAGATGGATGCCATTACTACTGCCCACACTAAAAGCAGAGATACTTAAAATAACATCTCCAACACCTCCCGCCACTTTTCCCTCAAACAACGAGGAGGTAGCGACTGTCTGGTCTACTGCAATCGGAAACTACTTCAAAGAGGCTGCCAACCCTCCAGGAGCTGTAGCGACAACTATACTGGCTCAAGCCGCATTCAAGGCGGCTATGAAAGCTCAGCTAGACATCGCTACGACCACAGGCACCTTGACATTGGCGAAGACAGCATTAGACCTAGGCTTACTAGCATTTGTAGCAGTCCCTGGTCTCAATGCGCCTCCCGCAGTTGTTCCTCCTGTCCTTCCTCCTACGACAGAAATATGGATGGCCGCGCAGATAGCTAGTCCAATCGGTGTGACAGCTGATGTAGCGGCTGGTACGTTAAGCACCGCAATGGATCTTTGGTTTAGGACCGGCACAACTGTTGGCGGAATTCCGTGGTCATAAGGTAAGGTGGAGTTATGGTATTGAGTGCAGAAGAGCAGCGACAAATAGCACAGTTTGATGAGAACTTTGTAAAGAACGAACTCTACTTCTTTGAGTTACGAATACCCGCAAGCGTCTCTAGTAGCAGTAGACCTATCAATGCGATTACTCCCCTGCTCATCAACCCTGAAAGCATTACGATGACTGAGCCATACGCAGTAACTCCTACCGCAACGGTCGGAGGCGGTCTTTATGTCGAGGAAGACGGTGTAATTGCCCGCCAACTTCGCATTACAGGAACCACAGGATTCAAGCCTAGGTCTGCGGCAGGTGTAGGTTTCGGTACAGCTGCGTCAGAACTAAAGACAACCGAAAAACTATCCTTTCCTATGAGAGGAAACTTAGAGCTATCAAATCACCTAAACGGACAGTCAGGGCAACGACAGTTCCAGTTCTTACAAGACCGTATCTTCAGGCTTTACTCAGACTTAAAGCAGAACCCAGACTGTGCAGCAAACACCGAACTTATCTTCCACAACCCAAAGGACCAAGAACACTGGCATGTTGTGCCTCTCAGCTTCACCATGAACCGCGCAGCGCCTCGCTCTACGATGTACATGTATGACATTCAGTTATTGGTTGTCGAGAAGGCGAAGAATAAATCCATCATCATTGCCCAAAGACCAGACCTTGCTATCGTGCAGACCATCAACGACGGGATGAGTGTGGTTCGTGACTTCGTATCTGAAGTTGAGGGTGTCATAAAGAATGTTGAAGGGTTCATTGCTGGTGTGAACGAAGTTGTGGGTAATATTTCTGCGACCATTAACTCAGTTTCAGGATTGTTTAGAGGTTACAATCGTATCCTTGGTCAGATGACAAACACGATTCAAGGAATCACTCGATTACCTGGCGATGCTTTAGACACTCTCACATCTTATGTGACTTCTATTGATGCCACACTCAATGCCTTAGATACGTGGGGTGGCATAAAGCCTGGATTATACAATATCCAGTCGTCTTTTATGGAGTTAGACAGAGCTACGAATAGAATGATCGCCTCAGGGAAATCAAACCCTGAGTTAGGGCTCAGTCCTCAGGAAAAGTTAGGACAGCAATCCAAGAATATTAATCCTTCCTCCTCTCAAGTAAGCGGATTATCAGGAAACACCACACTACAGGGAGCACTGAGCGCTGGCACAGGGTTGCAGCCTGGTGACTCAGCTATAGATAGAGGGCGACCAAAGGCGACGTCTCCTCTTGGGACCATCAACGGCACTGCAGTTAGGGAGATAACTGTCTTGATGAATGACACCATTGAGAATATCTCTGCCAGAATTACAGGCTCAACTGAGGCTGCGCAGGCTATCATTGCCCTTAATAATCTTAGACCTCCTTACATATCTACTACGGGGATACCCGGAACTCTAGCGCCTGGTTCTCCTATCTTGGTGCCTTCGAGCGGCAGGGCAGCAGTTGATAAGTTTGGTCCTACGGTTTACGGGGCGGACCTGACTGAGCCTTTAGCCTCTCGGTTATTTGGGACAGACATGCGACTCGACCCTGTGCTCACAACTGGTGGTGAGGGGCTCTATGATTTAGTCCTTTCAAATGACACAGAGGATGTACAATTACAGGCAGGAGTGGAGAATCTAAAGCAAGGATTACGCACACGGATACTGACTGAGATAGGTAGCGATCCTATTTATCCAGACTTAGGGTATCGTCGGTTTGTAGGACTGAATGCTACAGGCTTTGACGAATCACTTACTCGATTGTCACTATCAAGTGCAGTGGAGGCAGACGAAAGGATTATAGGCATTGATAGACTAAAGCTAAGCAATCCTACTCCAGATCATCTCAGTGTTGAGTTTGACGCGATTGTCTTTAGCGTACAAGATCGCGTACAGATGAAGATAGTAAGGTAATAATCATGGGCAGAACACTACTAAAAACCAGGTCAGACATTATAACAGACCTTATCAATGCGGTCGTAGCACGAACGAGCCTGTCTGATGTCAACGACGCCTCTATTATCAAGCATCTCCTCACATCAGTGGGAAATGAGGTCTTTTCTGTATATGGACAGTTCACTAATCTAGCCGCGTTGTTCGATTTCCAGACAGCAGCTGGCGAGGACCTAGATGAAAGAGCTAAGGAGATACTAGGGGGAACCCTCCTTCGTAACGGTGCGGCTCGTGCTGTAGGGACACTTACTTTCGGGAGAGCTGTCGCTGGGATTCTAGTCAACATACCCAGCGGCACAGTAGCTACTACTGCTGACGGATTACAGTTTCGCACAACCGCAGCAGGTACGATAGGTGCGGCAGACCTAACTTCATCTGCAATTGCTACGACAGCAGTGGCTGCAGGGAGTGCTGGTAACGTAGGTGTAAGCACCATCACCGCACTGAGCACAAAGCCTCCTGGCGTTCAGACCGTCACAAATACAGTCAAGTTTGCCAGTGGTACTGACAGAGAAACAGATGCCGCATTTCGGGCGAGGATAGAAAACTTCGTTCAGTCTCTAGCTCGATGCACTGTGGATGGGATTGAAGGCGTAGCCTTAGGGACTGTCGATGCAGCAAGCGGAAAATCAGTCCAGTTTGTGCATGTCTTTGAGCCCCCAACCAATCCTGGAACAGCAACTGTATTCATTGATGACGGAGCAGGCACAGCAGAGTCTACAGTTTCGGTTGCCTCTGAAACAATAATCAATCCAGCATTAGGTGGTGAAGAGTTCCTTTACACAGACAAAAAGCCTCTTGTAGATAACCTCGATGGCACATTTACACTGACGATCAACGGAGTTTTGAAGACTCTAGGTACGGATTACTACGTAAACTGGGCGAGTGGACGGATATATTTCACAACCCCTCTGGTGGTGGGGGATAATGTTGTCGTATCTTACCAGTACTATACCGGACTAATTGCTGAAGTGCAGCGTGTTGTGGACGGTGATCCTACAGACAGAGTAACTTACCCAGGCTATAGAGCTGCAGGTGTTGATGTCCGAGTACTCACCCCATTGATAGAGACGATAGTAGTAGCTGCAACGTTAACAGTCTTAGAGGGCTTTGATAAGGCCACAGTCTCTACTAATGTGCAGACCAACATAATAGATTATATCAACACGCTAGGCATCTCAGGAGATGTTATACGGAATGAGATCATTGAACGAATTATGAGCACTCCCGGAGTTTATAATGTGAATTTAGTAGCGCCTGTCAGTGACGTTACGATAAATGACAATCAGTTACCGCGAACTGCGACCACTAGCGTGACGGTTTCATAATATGGCATTAGTAATCTCACCAGGCTCTGTCGAAAAAGACGGCGGATATAAAATAACTCTAACGGGCTTATCCCTGGTGGATGGAGATTACTTTTTTCATGTTGGACCTTTAGGCACTCATCAAGATCCTAAAGCGTATGCTGGATCGGGCAAAGGAAACACAGTGACGGTCACTGGTACATCAGGTTCGTTTGTGGCACCTGCAATAACCACATCAGGAAGCTACCAAGTCTCAGCCTATAGCACAGCGTCTCCCTCTGTTTCTGGTACAGTATTAGCGTCAGGAATTGGCTACTATAACTCAAACTACAGGAGTAGCGTCTACTCTTATCGCTCACTTCAACCCGGCTGGTGGAACACTGGACCTCGTGCCACTACTGAGGAGGACGCACAATGAGTGGTATACTTGAAGGACTAACAGGGGCTATAGGCCAAGAGCTATCTGAGCTTGGCGGTATTAGATCTACACGAGTCAAGGCAGGCTTTCCTGTAACCACAGGAGACACACATATAGAGGTAGAGTCCACCTTCGGCTGGGAGACAAGCGGCTTCTTCTACCTAGAAGGATACCTATACAAGTACACAGGCACCACAGCATCTCGATTGACCGGTATTTCATATTACGACGGCGTGGAAGATGCGAGCACAAAACTCCCAGTGTATATCTCCGGTGCCCCAGAGGATGTTTCAGTCCTTGCTGAAATCGCTGACTACACACGTATCTACTCGGCAGTAGATAAGATGCGAAGGTCTTTCTTGGTGGATTATGCGACCGGAGAAGACTTAGACACATTAGCTAGAAATATCGGTGTCTTTAGACAGCCAGAGCTAGTTACGACTGATAGTGTCTATCGCAACATCGTCAAAGCAATTGCGTACTCTCCGCGAGGTACGATGTACGTTATTGAACTCTACCTCGACGCACTCTTCGGTGCAGGCAACTACCGTGTCTTCGAGGACATGACCAATAGTGGATATGTCTCACGACTTGGAAGCACGACAGTCAATAATCCTGGCCAGATTTTTGTGACTAATCAACTGACTGAAGATACTTCATCAGAAGGTAACGCATATGTGACAGGTAAGATTGGTGGCAACATGGCGTTTGTTGCGCCCTCTGGTTCTACTGCAAATGTAACTCTTTATGGAGGATATCCAGCGACTGCTCCATCCAGACTTCGCGGTATTACGTTCATGAATGAGTGCGACACTCGTCGAAACATAGTAGTGACGGATACTAATGACCCAAATGTTCGCACTACAGCAACACCTGCAGCAATTTCTAGTAATGAGCAGGTAGTAACGTTCACCCAAATTGGCGGCACCGACATACTAAACTACGTTCAAGTTGGTGACACCTTTGCGTCAGCTAAATTTCCTGGGTATGGATACTACGGGCTCGATGAGGCTACGATATTAGGGACCGTTATATCCGTTGATGCTGCGGCAAATAAGATAATTCTCGGCACTGAGCGTAACATGATATCAAGACCTCTTAGTGGTGCATGGAGTGCTTTAGGTACTGCTGGGCCTGCTCATGGAGAGGTGGTTTTCTTTAGAGAGAAGACTCTGTGCGACACGTATTTTCCTAGCGGTGATGTCCGAAGTTACGGTGAGCCTTCTGAGTTACCTAAACGAGAGTGGACTTTTTCTAATGAAGGAACAGCAGCTACAGAGGGCGGCACCTACGTGTACAGAGGGCCTGGGGTTGGTACAGCTCTTTATAGTTCCCTCCCTAGCGGTGCTCCTACTGACTGTTCCTATCGCCAAGAGGCAAATGTTTTCCCAGACAGTGATGCTACTTTTGAGGCGCAGGTTATTCTTCAAGGAGACTTCCAGCAAACCACAGCCTTCCCTGCTTATGATCGAGATGAATTTTACATGGAGCTGGTGGATGGTGATCCGTTTTATGCTGTGGCAGGTAAGCAGATACGTGTGGGCATAGAGCGTGATGCAGCAACACCTGGATCGACATCGTTTCCTAACCTTTACATAGGTTTCGTCAATGCCTCTACGGGGGCGTGGCTAAGCTCAACGCAGTTTCGTTTAGATCAGAGCACAGCAGGTGCTGCCTCTCCTGTGGTCATAAAGATTGAAAAGAAAGGAACAGAAGCGGCGAACCTAATCATCAATAATACAGTTGTCGAGAGCGTTAGTTACAGCAGCTTTGCTACTCACGCGACCGCAGGCGATCAGTACCGTAAGATAGGTATCTTCGGCTCGAACGCCGCAAATCCTGCAGTGCAGTCTGCTATTTCGGTCGTGATTAGTTATCTAGACTGGTCCTCTGAAGGCAATCCTGACATCACGAACATAAGAATACTAAACGGTAGCGCGACTGCCGCAAATAGCACCATCACAGATGATGCTGGTGGTGGACTATTAGGCTCGGTTGTGGCGGGTGACTACGTTAGGGTTCAGTCTGTCAGTCAAACAAACGATAATTATTTAGGTAGTGCCCGTGGAGAGTACGAGGTTGATACTGCGGTTGATGCAAACAACCTTCAGCTTAAGGGCATTAGACATCCTGGGAACGCCATTGTCGCTGCTTATGCGAGTGGCGGTGTAACTAAAAAAGATCGAGTGCGAATAGGAGCAACTACTCGTGGTGGCGGCGGCCTTCAATCTAACGATGAGCCCTATGCTTTCACGTTCCCTGATGACTTAGGTAAGAAGATACGTATCTACACAGGCGCGTCTTATGAAGAGAAGACAATAACAAAAATCCTAGACCCAGTATCTGGAGATAGTTTAGGAGAGTTGTTTGGTATAGATGAATCTGCGCCTCCCAATGTAGCTAAAGGCATTGCTTGGGCAAGTATTCCTCAGCGGAGTTCAAATTATGCTCAAGTTAATTCAGACTTTACGTCTCTATATGATAATGCGGAATGGTCTGTAGAGCCTAACTTTCGTGCTGCAGGTGATACAGGCATAACCTTTGAGGTAATTCGCATCGCTGCATATGCGGGGGCAGCGTTCAATAGAAGTGCAGGCGTTGCGGTTTTGTCTAAGAGTTACACTAAGCCTGCGGGATGGTTAAGTGATCTACTCGGTCCTCGCGTTACACCTACTCGCACCATGCTTGATACTGCTCAAGTAGTTGATCCTGATCGTGTAAACGTTGCAGTTACGCCTCCAGGATATAAATACTATCCATTTTATCTAACTGGTTCCTACATTGGGACCGCCGTAGATGTACTTCAGAAGGTACTTACGGCAGCAGGTATTCATGTCAATTTACGTCCTTACTATTATGATACGAATACCGGAGACCACATTACTTAGGAGATACTGATGTCTGGACCCAAGAAATATCTAAGAACAGAGAGCGGAGAACGCATAGACCAACCTGACTTTGAGCACGCAGCTGAGGAATCTCAACTCGCAGGGCTTACACAGTTAGGCGAGACCTTCATTGTAGGTAGCGATGCCGGACAAAAGAACTACGTTCTATCTGGATTTAAGGTCACGAACCCTAGTGCGAATAATCTAGAGATTAGTATCGGCTCGGGCATACTTAGCTGGAAGGATCAAGGCAATGTAGAGCACGGGGTTATGATTGATATGACCACGGCAAGGACCGTGGGTCTTTCCACTACGCTCGCTGGGGCTGGGGCTACTACTTACGGAGTATATGTTTCTTTCAATCTTCAGGATGCTCAGCAAGAGAATCGAAACTTCTGGAACGCTCTTGCGGCTACACCTGTAGAGGTGACACGTCAGATTGCCACACGCCGTGTAGACTCGCTAGAAGTAAACATCAAAGCCAGCTCGCCGGGAACAGAATGGATGCACATTGCTGATATCGTACCGGGCTCCCTTACAGCGCCCGGTGTAGGCAGCACCACTGGCATCACCGATAAAAGAGTCTTCTACTTCGAGGGCGCAGTTGCTGATTCTTATGATCCTACTGATGACTGGGGGTCAGTGTTTGATCGGAGTGCAGATCGTGCCACATACGGACTTAAAGGACTCCGTCAATTCGTTCGAGCAACGCAGGCGCAATTAGGACAGATCTTAAACGGCCTTGTTCCAGGCACCGCTGATTGGATATTGAACGCCACTACGCTCGCCGCAACTCCTCCGCGCATCCCCACTGCTGGAATAGACTTAGTGCGACTGAAGAACGAAGCCTTTAGTGCGAAAGGAAGTAACTCTGTGTACCTCCCTAACACAATCCAAGGTGACTTAGATCCGGATGCAAATGCTACATATGATCTAGGAAACAGCACAACTCCTCGAAAGTGGAAAGACTTATACCTATCTGGGACAATGTCTGCGGCGACAGCATCAAGTGACACCTTTCAATATAATTCTACTCAGACTAAGACTATATTTATCCCGGCATTTGGTGGGAACGGTGTGCAAGTAAATACAGGAGCTACTTCTCAGGTATGGAGACTTGTCGGAGACAACGCCACTCCTGAATCTACTAACGGTGTAATGTTCCATACAGCTTCCTCAGAAGATCAGCCTTGGATATGGAATATAGGAACGCATCTACCAGACGGTGCCATAATTACTTCCGCACAAATTACTACCTCTCCTGGAACTACAGCAGGAGCAGGTGCAAATTCAGTGCGATTGGGATTGTTCCGAATGGACACCTTGGCGTCTACTTATGAAAGTCTAAAGACAGGGGCCACACCATACAACGAATTGACCGCCAATAGCGGCACAATTGCAGCCCAAACACTGACAATCGACGAAGTAGCGTCTGTCCGCACAATCACTAAGGCTACTCACGCGCACTGCGCCTGGATGAGTGCTAGAGGCACAGCAAATCCTAATCTTGTGGGTGCGCTTATTACCTACACATACACGGTGATTGCTCCATAATATCTATCCTGCTACACTCCCGCCATTATGTTACTCGTGGCAACATCAACCGTCGCAGTGAGCCCAGAAGCAGTGAGTGCCGATCAAATACCAGCACTCATTGAAATGATGGCCCATGCTTTCAACAATGGTAACTGGGCACTAGCCTCAGGTTTACTCCTCACTCTCGTGGTGGTGGGGCTACGTCTCTTCAGTGTAACGAAGCGTGTCTCAAAAGAATGGATGCCTTGGCTAGTCTCTGGCCTCTCATTGCTGACATCCGTAGCCGTAGGTCTTCAGACAGGGCAGAGCTGGTGGCAGATTCTTTCTACAGGATTTACCGTTGCGCTTGTTGCTGTCGGTGGCTGGGAAACAATCGCCAAAGCCGCAAAGCGATTGATGCTGAAGTGGGGCTGGATAAAAACTCCCCCAGCACTAAAGCCTCCTGAAGAATGAGCACTGCAGACCTCCTTAGATATATCGTCCTCATCCTAGTATGCCTGAGCGCCCTAGGGGTAATTGCTTATGTAATCCGCAAGGCGATACGTGAGGGAAACGCCGCTAGCCTGATGCGAGACATTGCTGGTACAGTGATGGAGATAAAGGCAGCAGCTGATGCGCGTAAGGTTGAGGCCAAGGAAGGCCGTGAGGCTGCGCTGAAGGCTGTCCAAGCGAAGTTCGTTCAGGAGGTAGACAGACTTGATGAGAAGCAAAAGAAAGAAGCAGAGGAGCTTCATGAGGATCCTGCTGCCCTTAGTCGCTTTCTCGTTCGTGCTGGTCGCAAGACCAAGCCTAGCTGAAGTTGTCTGCGATCCCGACGATGCATCTAAATGTGCAGCGCTTATCCGCAAGGGGGAAATATCTCCTCTATCAGGGCAAGTACTAACTAGCTCGTTGGCTATATCTCTCGCACAGAAGGCATCTAGCTGTGATGAGAAGAAGGCTCTAGCCTTATCACTGCTCCAGAAGAAGCACGAGATACAGATAGAGTACCAGCGACAAACCTTTCAGGCAGATATAGATGCGCTAACCGCAGAGCGTGACGTGTTCAAGGACCAGGCGTTGCTTCGAGTGCCGTGGTATGAGACGCCGATATTTGTTGCATCAGTTACGACGACTTCCATCATCACTGTCTTATTGAGTGTGGTGTCAGTCCTTTAGATGCTCATCAAGAGTTGTGTGGCATCCGTGCGAATGAAGTCTAGCTTATCGTAGCTTCGTGTTCGAGCGCAGACCTCGTAGCCTTCCCGAGAACCCTCGTCATTCGTGTTCCCTTCTATAGTCTGAATACTTGTAGTCGAGACAGAAGTAATGATGCCCGTGTGGGTCCAGTCATTGTTTCCTTTGTAGACTAAGAATACATCTCCAGGCTTCACTACAACTGACGGATGCACTCCGTCTGTCTCCTTAGATGCCCACCGAATAAGCCTGTCTGATTCCATCGCATCTTTCGCCATCTGGTCACACGAAAGAGTGTATTTGATTGGGCACTCTACGCCATGATGATTAGTGGCCTGCGTAAGTATATAAGAGACGAAACCTGCGCACCACGCCCAAGGGTCCCCATCATTCCCTTCGCAATACAGACGCACCCAAGGACCTCGGTTTTGTCCCCCTACCTCTCGTGGATGCTCGATAAGATGTTGACGAGCATACTCTACGACTGCCTCCCGATAAGAGAACATAGGTGGCTCTGCACGTAAAGATACCGCAGTGGCTCTGGTCATAGGCAGCTGCAAGGCGTTCCAAGAGCGAGGACCGGCTATGCCGTCAGCGATAAGCCCTTCATTTAGTTGGAATCTCTTGAGCGTTTCTTCTGTCGCGGGACCGAAGTCTCCGTCTATACCGGTGCCGAAGTCATGAAGGTTGAGCCATTCTTGCAGCTCTTTTACTTCAGGACCCCGATCCCCCCTCTTTACTGTTTTCATGAGTTGTCTCCTGTGCTGCAGCAGCTAAGCGAGCCTGCCTGCGTTGTTCTAGAATAGCTTGAGCAGCTGCGTTTAGCTCTCCATCTGACATGTCTACTTCGACTTTTAGGTTAGTCGCTCCTGGAGGCATTAGGTCTCCGCTTAGTTCCTTTGCTAATCCTTCAATACGTCCATTGGTATCTAGGACACCACGCACTGCGCCTTCCCAGCTTTTAGGTCGGACAGTAGGATCCCGAGCGAAGCTCATACCTATTTCCCGTAGCTCTAATAGCTGTTCCATCTCTGCAATGCGAGCCTGCATGAGTTGACTACCTAGCTTTTCTCGTGCGGCCTCTGTCCACTTCGCCAAGAAAGATTGTTTGCGCTCTACCCATCCGTCCTCTGATGCCCAGCGTTCTAGGGTGCGTTTGGATACTGAGTTGAATCGAGGATCTTGGGAGAGCTTTTCTATACTGCTACATCCAGGGTCAGACATATAAGCAAGACCAGCATCTGCTCGTAATCGTCCGTTACGTTTGGCGAGAGTCAGCTTGTTTGCTTCTTCAAAGCTCTCTTCCTCGTCGCTTGTCCCAACATCTATGATTACGTCTGGTATATCTGCGCCCATACTAGCCCCACCGATTCTTGTTCTTACGTGCTTCTCTACCGAAATGTCCGTCTATTCGTTGACCGTTTGTGAGAACCGCCTGAGTCTGGAACCTGGAAGGTCCCCAGTTAGAGGAGCTGATGCGCTTTTCCAGATTTGCAGAGCACTTCTGACAGACCCTTTCTGATTCATCGGTCATTCCGTGCCAGATTATACCTGACCAGTCGCAATCTGAACACTTGTATTCGTAACGTGGCATACCTCTTTATTGTCCTGCATTTGCAGGTCACGTCAAGGTGGGAGGTCTAAGTATTAGAAAAGACGACCTGTAACCTAAGCTACAGGCCGCCAGTGGTACAATCATTATTGGAGGGATGATAATACTACCAAGGCTATGCAAGCCCGAAAGCTGGGTCAGTGTCAAGGTGGTCTGCTATATCCATAATGCTCCCATTAGGGGCGCAAGAAATCACATGGAAGGCACTCTCGTCTCTTATTACAAAGGTATTAACCTCACCTGATTCATTATAAAGTATAACAACTCGTCCTATTAGCTCATCCCTATTGAATGCTGCTAAGTTTAGATACTCATCTAGCCACTCATCATCGTCTTTTACATACCGTCTCATTCGCCCCTAAGGTAGTTTGATTAGGCTGCTTGCGCAATGATGCGCCCAATAATTGGATGCCTCCATTCACCAGCTCTTGTGTATCCTGGACGCTTCCTTGCCGGAACTCCCTCAGCATTGAGATGATTAGCAATGCCTCGATTAGACAATCCTTGCTTCGATAGGGACACAATCTTACGAATCACTTCTTGTTCGGCCTTACTCGTCTCTAGATGCTTTCCATCTGCACCAAGCCTTTTACCGTATGGTATCTGTCCAGTGCGCTCTCCTTTAGACTTCTTCACTGCCAGTGCAGACTTAGTTCGCGCCTTTATAAGAAGGCGTTCATACTCAGCAAATGCGTTGACGATGCTACGAAGTAGCTGAGCTTCAGGTCCTTCTCCATTACCAGTACCATCTGCCGATGCTATTGTAGCGCCCTTTCGATTGACGAGCCTCTCGATTAGTCCGGCTAGAATAGAATCACGAGCCAATCGATCTCGTTTCGCAATGAGCAACACGTCACCCTTATTCAAGGCATCGATAGACTCCAGTAGTGCTGGTCGCTGGTCGAGGTCTAACTCCAGACCACTAAGCCCCTTCCCACCAGAGATTCCTTGGTCAGTGAATGTCTGTCTAATTGTTATGTTGTTCGCCTTAGCCCATAGCTTTGCAGCGTCCTCCTGAGCCTCTGGCCCTAGGTGCTGCTCAGCAGTAGACACACGAATGTATAAGATAGCTTCCATGTTCATCCCTCCAAGAATGTTCCTATGTCATGTCATAATAGCCCTGTAATGTCAACCTTACGTCGAGACTCTCTGCTTCTGGTGGACGATGTCCAAGTGTCTTTCTCATAGTAGTAGCTTGCTCGAACTTCAGTGATGGGCCAGAACTCATAGAAGTCAGAAGTGACAACTAATAGCCACGTCCGTTCGTCGTCATGGACTTCATAGTCTACTGCTCTATTGTAATAAAATGGATGATCGTAGCCATTGCGTAAGACTAGGTAGGGTCTATGTGCAGCACGACCAGCTACTTCTGCGATCTCTTGAATAGTCTCAAGGGTCCTTTTGCTTGGGTACATGTTCCTCATTAGATGCACTGCTGCCTTAGAATGTCTTTTAGGTGTTGAAGCATCATCGCGGCCTCTTCTAATAATAACATGTGACCTCCCGTCGCTGCGGCGATGTCATCAAAGCTATACCAGTGACTTGTGGGTACGAATCCGTAGAACTTATATCCATCTACAGGCAGTAGCGCTGCGACCTCACTCTCTGTGTGGTCTGGGATGCGGTAACTTTGTCCTGGCTCATCCGTCCACAGGAAGACGTAACGCAGTGCGTCTTGTCTCCAGGAGAATGACATCTGCCCTAAGCCTATGTCTGCGAGTGTGTCGTAGGAGGGTTCGTAACCAGAAAGCATTACCCAACTAAGAAGGTCTAGTTCTGCTTTCATCTCTTGTCCGCTTATGAGGTCCGTCAACTTGATAGGGATGTTTGAGTTCAGCTTTTCTGGGAATCCTACTAAGGCAAATTGATACGCACTGTCATCTGCAACGAGCGATGTGAATTGGTGCATAGTATTTATGGCTTCGTTGTATGCTTCTGGGATCATGGAGCACGAACGATCTATGATAAACAAGACATCAAACTTGAGATGACCTAGCCCTTCATCAATAAGTCCATCACAATCGTTATCAGCTTCATCACAAACTTCTTCAGCAGGCAGCAGCTGATTGACACATACTTCTGCACCGTCTTCACACTGGAGTGTCCCTGCATGGCAAGGTGAGTAAAGTAAGGTTTGAGGGTCTCCCTCATAACAAAAATCAATAACGCCGACGTCATCAATAGCCCCATTACAGTCATCATCTTTCCCATTACAAGTCTCAGTAGTTCCTGAGCGTGCGCCATAGCAGACGACTTCGCCTTGATAGCATTGCCAAGAACCTGAACCACAGATACCTACGCTAGTGCCGCAAGGGCTACCTATTAGAGTGTCTATATTTCCATCATCTATGAATCCGTTGCAGTCGTCGTCTTTTCCGTTACAGCTATCTGGCTCAGGGATAACCTCACCTTCACATAACAATACCTTGTTGTTGTCATCACAGAGCGGTGCGCCGTCTCTACATGTGCCTACATGGCGTGTGTCTTCGGGGCCAGTGTAGCAAGGCAAGTTGCAAACGTTGGAGTAGACCTGCGTGTCTTCGCACGCAAGCAGGGAAATGAGGCTGCACAGTATGAGCTTCTTCATTATCCTGATCGTACTGGGGACCACCAATCTTCACAGATCGTTACAAGCTCATCTGCATGGCAAAACGCATCATTATCTAGCGCCGCTATGAGCTGAATTATCTGAGTGATTTGCCAAGGGTCTTTAGCTTCTTTGAGGAGCTGCACAACTTCAAGCGCATTTGAATAAGCTAGAGCTACTCGATACTGCAGATAAATGAAGGTGTTTCTTTCTCTTTTCGGGGCAGGTTCTTTCTTACTTAGATCTAAGGCTATCTTAGAATCCATGCCACACGACTCTACAGCCGTTCGTAAGTTATAGAAGTGCGATCTTATATCGTCTTTCCATACCTCAACTGCCAGTGCTTCTTCTGCTCGCACGACCTTCATGCTGTCTATGTATCGTTGGAAGGCTTCGCGAAAACTATTATTGTCGTCTCTCATGTTTGTCTCGATTTGCTAATACAATTTCAACGGCGGCGAGTATTTCATCGACCATCCCATTCATGACTGATTGTAATTCACTTGAGGCTTCAAGCTGTCTAAGGTTTGTTTGAATGGTGGCAGCACGATCAAGAGCTAGTAGACAGAGTATCTTTCTGTTAGAGCAGTCACCTATAATGGCGCGAAGAAATATCAGTGCGCTAGAATCCTCTCCTGACTTTGAAGTAATCATACATGCCTACCTACATATTTTACTGATGCTAAACATGGACTCCATTGCTTGATGTAGCATCAGTCCCATCAGCTGTATTGTCTGGTGCGGCATGTCGGCCTCTACTAGAAAGTTTATTGCCTCCACAACCTCATGCATAACTGTTTCGATCATGAGATTTTCACTAATAGATTCATCAATAAGTATCTCTAGCTTGTTAGGATCGAACACTCCGAAGGCTTCGGAATCCATAAGATTCTTTTGCAGCTTGATAGGTATAGTATGAGCACCCAGAGTCACCGACTTAGGAAGTTTTAGAGGACGCTTCTTAGGCGCTGCCTTCTTCTTCGCCCTAGGCATTATTCTTCTCCTTCAGTTGGTTCTATCTCTGTGGCGATGACGCCTCTTTTGCTGTCTACAATGTACGCGATGATTGCTTTTCGTGATTTGTATCCCTGACTATGGTGCCAAGAGTCTGTTCCTGCGAGTGAGGGCATCCTGTAGACAGTGACGTTTCCGAAGACAGGGAACTCCCTTTCTGTATGTAGATGGCCGCAGAAGACAAACTTATGTTTAGTCTTTCCCCATTCTACTGCCCTTTCGCCCGCAATGATGGCGGGCCAGTCCTTTGGCTTACCTACATCACCGTGAAGAAATGTAATGAGATTATTTCCGAAGACTGCATACTGACGACTCGTCATACATTCCTCTACAGCTACTTCCTTCACCGTAGAGAACCATCCCTTCAGTGCTGCTCGCAGCAGAACGCTAGTATACCTGTCATGGTTGCCCGGAATAACGAACAGCTGTACCGGCGCAACTTGTCGAAGCAGATCGATGTAGTCACGGCACAGCTCTACCCACGTCCATGCTAGTTCCTCAGGTGAACCGTCGCAGTCCTGTGGTGTGCCTCTTGTCGTTGTCTTGTTCTGGTTATCGATGTGCAGGCCATCTCCACCTAACGCTACGATAATCTTCTTTGGTTTGCCTCGTGCTGTAGCTCTGGCTAAAAGAGCTTTGGTAGTAGACATGAGCCGCCTACGTGCAATCTTTCTGCTGTACGGGTCTCCTGAATACATAGGCGCGTAAGATCCCCAGTGAAAATCCGTAGGCGAAATGACCAAGGCATATGAGTCTTTTGCTACTGGCAGCTTAAGAGGCTTGACCTTGTACTTTGATTGGGTGTTCTCGAAGCGTAACGCGAGTCTCCTGGCAGCAAGATCCATTCTTCTGTAGGCTTCTGCATCTTTCTTTATGCGACCCCACTCTTTACGCTCTGCGCTAACTAAGACCTTCTCTTCCTTTCTGCGAAGGAGATCTTCTATAAGTTCTTCCTCTGAACCCTCCGCCATCTCCTCATCTGACCACGGCGCTGAGTCGTGAGTGGTCTCCATCGCTTTGAGTATCTCTCGAACAGTTCTTCTAGCCAGACCGAGTTTCCTAGCTAGCGTATTCAACGAAGCGGGTGCTCCGTCCCAGTTGCTATATGCTTCGCGGATAGTTTTCCAACTGTCTCCCGGCACTGCTACCGGGTTCTTTCTGGAAGGCAACGTCATAACATACAAGTCACGCTGCTCGTCGTACCAATAGGGCCTACTGTGTTCTATATTTGATGTGCTCATATTCCTCTCTGTGTGCAAGACGCAGAACACCCAGACTCGACCGCACCGGAAGCCAGAGAGGAAATTGGCAAGGAGCCATGAGTGCTCTACATCTCACAGCTATATCCTACAGACGCAGGGCAGCTTGCCTGCACAACTCCTACAAGTTGTGAATCATCGTCTTGTTTGAACGACGCTGTGTTTTGGGGGTGACTGCCATGACGCAGACACAGGAACCATTAGTGTCCCATATAGGACGGAACCCGTGAACAGCTAGAGGAGCACATGCGCGTATGCACTCTCCGGCAGTGAACTGTAGCTGTATTTGAGCCGTCCGACATCCAGATGCAGCAGTGAGGAGGAACAGCGCAAGCAGTAGTATAAATCTTTTCATACTACTACCGTACCAGTGCGCTACATAGTTTCTCCCCCAAACTCTGCATGATGTAGGAGTACAACATCTAGAAACTTACTTGAAATTGATACCTAAAATCGAGCAGTATATGCGCCTTAGTCTACACGAACGATGTTCCAGCTCTTAGGAATGTCATCTACGTGATCGATTCTTGCTGCGGGCCATGCGGCAAAGACCTGAAGAGACTCGTCGATCTTTGCTGCGTCTTCTATCTTCTCCAAGACAGCTAGCAAGTTCTTTGGTGATAGCATCGCTAACGATTCATCATCTAAAGAGAGTACCCGTAAAGCCTGCCCCTCTGTCCAAGCAAGTGCCAGACCTACGATCAAAGCTGCGCGTTCACTCCCTGCCATCGCTGACTTATTATGGGCTCGATTGTCTTCTCCAACAATAACCCACTGACATAAGTCTCCCTCAAGGTTTAGTTCTACTTGGAAGTTGTCTGGCATGTATCGGTTGACCGCCTCTTCCGCTTTCGTCCGCACGCCTGCTAATAGATCCTGCAAGAGCTTACCTGCCTCTTTCTCTAAATCTTTTGCTACAGCCGCGTTCTTCTTAGCGGTACGGCGGCCTTCTACTTTAGCCTCTAGCTGCTGACGATTTGCATCAAGAAGACGAAGCTCCCGTATCCTGTCCTGTAAAATGTCTGAACTAGGACCAGAGTAGGTAGTGCTCCCTTCAGATAAAGAAGACAGCGCTTGATTTGCTGCTAGAACATGACGTTCTGCCTCAGATACCTGCCGAGTTAGCTGATCTATTTCCCCTGAAAGGGTGAATGACTCCTCTTGCATTGCTGCATACTGCCCGTACTGCTCTTCCCTAAGCTCTACTGTCTCTTTGGCTGCCTTATGTGCCTGAGCAACGCCATTAGCATTGGTTGACGAGGCGCAGATGGGACACGTAACACAGCTGCCCGCACTAATGATGCGTTCGATAACACCTAGTGCAACTTTAGCTCGATCAAGTTGCTCCTTCTGCTCTTCTGCGTTCTCTAAAGAAGCAGTGAGCCTCTGTACATCTGCCTGCTTTTCCTGGATAGATTTCTGGAACCCTTGCACCTGAGTCTGTAGGTTCTTTAGTCTCGTTTCATATTCATCAACAAGTAAGCGTGACTTTTCTTGAGCCTCATACTGCTGGGCCGCTTCTAGCTGCGCTTCTAACGTCGGTATCTCTTCTACACCCTCTAACGCTAGTCCTTTGAGGGACTCTATCTCTTTCTCAAGTGACTTGACCTCGCGTCCTCTAGCTAGCTTCTCTTTCCTCATCCATTTCGCCAGCTCTGCTAGTTTCGCTGCAGCATCCGACCCTGTTACTTCCTTAACTCCAGTCTTCCACAGTGCTTTTTGCGCTGCGTCCAGCGCCGTAGGGGTAGGTATCTTTTTCATCTCCCCAAACCGAGAGAAGATTGCTTCTCTAGCTTTCGATTTATCGTAGGAAAGTATCTCACTGGCTAGAGCTAATGGGAGTTGGTCCTGATCGTAGGGCGCACTGTGCCTGGGCTTCTTAGGCTTAGACTGCAGGTTGTCTACATAGAACTTCGCTTCGATGCTTCCGTTAGTTAGCTCTACGTACAGTTGGTCTGCGTTTTTAGGTGCCAAACTAGCGAGCTGGCTTGCATGGTGCCCTGCAGGGTGCTTGCCTGTTAGCCCTAGACGTATGGCGTCAGAGACTACAGAGCTTTTACCGCTCCTATTATCTCCTACAACGAGGTTGAGTTGTTTTAGGTCTGCATCTACAGGAACTTTTACGTTGCTCTTGATGTGTGTGAAATGTTTAGTCATGGTCTTGATCCTTTGTCTGTCTGTCGGTCGCATAATAATCACAACGCTTGGGAACGTTGCTGAATGGTTAGATTGTTTGTCACTGACGAACTTCAATCGGCCCTTGATGAAGCGTGTCTCGGATATTTTATATACATATTTATGGAACCAGCGAGTGTCTGTCCTCGCCGGTATTAGTAATACTACAGTGGCTCCTTTATCAGCCTCCTGTCTTGCTTTTGCTACCCAGTCTCCTATGTTCCTACTGTAGGGTGGGTTGAGGAACACCCGTTGAAATGGATGCCATGGCTTTGAGAGAGAGTCGTCGGTAATATCATAATAAAAATGACACTTAGCGTTATGCTTAGCTGCCGCTGCGTCTAATATAAAATCAAACTCTTCATCTAAAGTATTGAACACGTCTTCTGGAGTCCCCCAGTCTTCTTTCTTTGAGGAGAAAAGAACATCTGGAAACTCAGTAGACATAATGCAGGTTGTTATTTCTTGCCGCGCTTTTTAGGTAACAACTCTGCGTATAGTATGTCCCTTGCTACATCACTACGTGTGACTTTCCTTGATGGTGTACGTTTCTTTTCTGCTGCAGCTAAGCGATCTAGCCCTTTTAGCAATGCAGCATCTACTCGTACATAAAGTACCTTGTCTAGTTCCACGGCGCGAGTGTCCGACATTAGCTAGCGCATGTCAATGCCTCTAGCCTTGGGCTGCCCAGTCATTACTAACTACAATGTCTCCTGGAGGGATAGGTAGTCCATCTATCTCGGCGTACATGCACTCATGGATTATCTTCTGCGCTTCTTCTGCCCGGTCTTCAGGTACGTATAGGGCTAGTTGATCGTGTACTTGCAGGAAAAGCCCTGTCCATCGGGACCAGCAGCCGTGTGGGATGCGTTGGTCTACTTTGATGACTGCGTCATTCATAATTGATGCCGCTCGTCCTTGGATTGTGTGGTTTGGTGGGGCATTTTTCTTGTTAGGACCTCCAGGGAAGAATCTTTTACGGAAGTGTCCTCCTTCTGCTACCCATCCTTGCTCTCTAACGACACGCCCTATGCGGTTTTGCCATGCTTTTGTCTCAGGATGTAGTTGATGCCAACGCTTGTACCAAACACTTACCTTTTTAGGGGTTAGATCCTTGAAGACCTTCTCTCCGGTAATCTTATCCCTTTGATTCGCCATGGTCTCGAACAGTGTTTCTTCTTCACCGCCGTATGTTACGAGGTACACGAAGCCTTTAGCGATAGTTCTGATGTATTTCTTCTTGCCTTTGGGCATATCCCTGATGCGTCGGTAGCAAGCCATCAAGTCTTCGTCGTCTCCTTTGAATAGTACAGCCGCATTCAACGCATGAGGATCTAATAAGTCTCCCTTCTCGTCTTTATCCTTGAATGCCTTTAGAAGAAGCTCATCCTTAGCGAGTGCGGCATAGATTCGTAGCTCTACCTGTTCATAGTCAGCACCTACGATGACGTGTCCAGGTGGAGCAACTACCATTGACCGCATGTTCACTACGACTGGTTTGCCTGTCTTTTGATCTATAGGTCCACGAACACGGGAACTCCAGTTCTGGACATTAGGAGAGCTGGCTAGTCTGCCGGACGGAACAACGTGCAATTTGTATGTAGTATTGAGCAAGGAGTAGCGTGGTCGCTTCTCATGAATGACTTTGCCATCGACGATAACCTCGTCGGCGCTCTCGCCGTTATCTAAGTCCGCTACGTATCTTACTTTGAGGTTATCTATAAAACCTCCTCGTGTTTTTTCGCAGGCGTTGAACTCGATAAGAGTGTTTATGGCCTTTTCGGTCGTCTCATCTACTCCTCGATCTAGTAGACGGATAAGAGCTGGGGTTGATACCGAGTAAGAATCACCTTCTTCCCACTCTCTTCCTGCAGTATTCAGTACAGGCTCATAGCCTAGTTCTTCATAGAGCCATTTACCTAGCTGCTGCTTGCTTCTGATGTTGAACTCTTTGCCTGAGATGTCAGTGAACTTCTTTCTAAGGTCTAGACATAGTTGATTGAACATTAGTGACAATTCACCACGCCTATTCTCATCTACAACTAAGCCTAGGTCTCCTGCATCCCTCATAACTGGTGCAAGTTTCGAGTCTACTTCATACTGCTGCCGGGTTCCGCAGTTCATGATTCTCTCTGCGATATGGGGCCATGTTCTGCCCGTTGTCAGTACATCACGTCCGCAGTTGCTCACTAATCCGAAGGGTGTAAAGAAGTTATGATTACCTTCGACGGTGATGCACCAACGTGACTGTCTATCGAATCGTTTTGTAGCTGGAGGTATCGACCAGAAGGTGGAACTTACAACCGTAGCCTCAGTAACTTCGCCCTTTCGGTGCTGGAATAGCGTATCACCTCGGATGACTTCGATTGCAGGTATAAGTCCGCGTGTAGTGTAGACTTCATGGTCGTGCGTAGTGATAAGACCCCGAGTGCCCTTCTTGTCTTGGTCTGTTTTTATCTGCCACCATTGGTTAGTGGAAGACTTTGTCTTATGCCAGCCGGTTATCTTCTTGGCTTCAATTTCTCCTGAGTAGTTCAGGGAGAGAACTTCGGTTTCTAATTTGTTTATGACAATCTTGTCGATGGACATAGACTTTCCGTTAGCTAGTAGGACAGGTGTCCCACGGAACAGGCAATACTCATGTAGGTCATGATCTTTCTCGACGTTTGTTGATACCTTATGGTCTACATCTTTCTTCCATAGAGGGACCTCAAGCCAGCGTGATGCTACAAAGCCTAGTGTGTGTGGCTGATCGTTGCCGTCTGTGTCATGGTGGCCGATCATCGTATCTCTTACAGCCTTGCGGGAGTGATCCCACATTCCTTGATGCTTGAGTACTAAACTGTCGAAGCCTATGAAGTTGTGGCCAATTATATGACACTCATTCAGTACCCTTTTGCAGATGTCTTTTACTATCGACCTATCTCTGTCACCGCGCCAGTACTCTGCACCTGAGCGCCACTTGAATGGTACGACGATGACAACTTCATGCCCTTCAATGACTGAGTAAAATCCTATGCATCGTATATTGCATTCTTGTGGAACTATTCCGTCTGTTTCGATGTCTACGGTAACTCTGCAAGTGTCAGCGTACTGTAGGAACTTACCAAGAGTCTCTTCGATCTCATCAACTGTAGGAAATAAGATGAATGGTGGTTCGTCCCAGTCTATTTTGTGTCCTCGCATGGCAATACGCGCACCACGAGCAATATCATCTCGAATAACATTCTTGTATTCTCGATGTCCTCTAGATGCGAACGAAGGGTGTAAAGAGCTACATAAAATTCTTCCATCTTCTAGCTGTATCGGCGCACCGTGTTGATTCTTTATGCTTGCTACAACAACCTCTCCCTTGACGTCCTTGCCAGATGCATATCTGAGGCCCTCACGTGCAGCTAGACCTCTTAATGCGTATCCTCCTACAGCTAGTAAGGTAGTTGCGCCTGCATCTTGAAGATCTTTTTCTAGTCTGGGCGCACAACATAAGATTGGAGAGGCTGCGTTAGGATCTTTCGCTACTTTCAGTAGGTATTCAGTGAGGGACATGTTGTCCGGTGGCTGACAGAGTAATGTGTTTGTGATGGTGCAGTGGTCACGACGCATACCGCCTATTTCTAATGCGGCATCAAGTTCCCTACCTGGATATCCACCAAAGACACGTCCCTCTTGTATGTCATGTTTGTTTGGAGCTTCACCTACGATAGCGAGAGGAGATTTAGGGACAATAGTGCCCATAACTGGACCTCTTTTACACCCGTACAAGGGACACTCTTCACACTTAGCTCCACGAGAGATAGCCCGGTCGTGAGCCTGGTCTTTTGTCCATACAGTTATGTCTTTGTCGAAGAGTCGAGGCATGATAAATGCGAGGCTTCCCACCTCGCTGGTGCTGCACTATGAAATACTCAGTTAGGCGCTGCACTCACACCTAAAAATGGTTCCCCTCTAGAGTAGTGGGTTTCCGGCAGACGGAGCAGTAGATACAACACCAGTGGTGATCGGTGCTGCGGTAGCTACTGTCGCTCCGTTTTGTTTGCCTGCTCCTGCAGCTGCGGGAAGCGGAGTGCGGTGCGCTCCTACTGCCTTTTGGTCTTCATAACGTTGCTTGCTTACCCAATAGCCAATCTTGGATGACCAACGTCCGTTATACTCGTCTGCCTCACAATGAACATAGGCTTCGCGACCCGTAAGTAAGCTACATACTTCGGTGATGTCCATGCTTTCGCCTTCGAGCTTTGCAAATTGTTCTTGAGTAGTACCGGCAGAATCCAATACTTCCCAGAGACGTTTAGCATTAGGCTCTCCGTTCTTGTTGTTGCCAGCATAAGGCACCCAACTCTTTACAGTGATGCCTTTGTTGTCTTCGTCCTGAATGACACAGATAAATGCCACCTGTGCGTTTCCTTGCTTACTAATGCCGGGAGTCGCAGAGCTAATTGTGACTAGGTAGTCACCGTTATGGCTAAGCAAACCGCTAGCACTTCCGCCAGAGCGGGCTTTGAATGTTGAGATTCCAGTGAAATCTAATGGGGGTAATGACATGTTGATGTCTCCTTTTCATATTACTTGGTCCAAGTCGGGAGTTAAAATTTCACCCGAGTAATGCCCGACTTTGTTGCATCCCTCAGATTGATTGTCAAGCAGGCGCTAGCGATTGCTTTACGAAAGTCTATAGCCTGCCTTAATAAGTAAGTCACGTAGGTTGGTTTGCTCTTCTGGGTCCACATTGAACGATCTGATTTTGCTGTCCCAGTCTTTACTGATCTGTGTTTGCCAGATCCGTTTAGGTCCATCGAACCCTGGCTTGACAACGCCTCGTAGTAAAATGTCACAGATGCCAGACAAGGCTCCACGTATGCTTCCACTAGGTAAAGAGGGTCCACCAACATACTGCAACTGTCCAGCTGTAGGCGAGCCTTCTCTATCGTCATACTTAGGAGCCCGTTCATGGCATAGGAACCCCATAAAGCAGTCAGCTCCACGAGGAACCTGGAATAACCATCGCAGATAATCCTCTAGATTAGACCACACAGCAAAGCCGCCTTTGATTGCGGGGTCTTCTTCCATCTCTGCATGAAACCTGCGAGCGAATTCAGTTCCTTCATCAAACACGAGACCGTTGTAAGGGCACGTGCCTTCTTGTCGAGCTGAGCTGAATCGATAGACTATCTCTTTGATTAGAGTTCGGTTATCTACTCGTGTCTTATTGTCTGGCATGTACTCTGGGATAACCTTCATTGCCATTCCGCCATCTTCCCATGCTCGCATCTCTGGTAGGTATGCTAGAGTGCCAGACTTCTGCTTCGGCTTCCATTTAGGGTTGGGCTTTTGCAACGTGCGGAGTTCGAGTTTCTCTACCTCTTCGCGGTTTTGCATACACCAATGCGCATATGGGCGAAGTGTTCCTTTGTTTGTTACCAGCCAAAGCGCATCGCTAAAGCATTGAGCGAGTTGTGTAGTCTTTCCAAAGCCTGGACGTGCGTAGAGTACACAGCAAGGCGGATCTGCTAGCATTGTTCCTGTGTCGGTTAGTGTGATACCCAAACCATCTTTTCCTTTTGTCATTATTTCCCTCCAAGTTGAACGTATTCTGTATCTAATAGCGAGCTTTGTATTCTCGCTGTGTCTGCACTACATACACTGAAGAAGTCACAAGGACCCCATCGGCTGTAGCATTGATTATAGTTAGGACGTGGCTTCTCGCCCGCCTCGATTCTCTTCTTTATGTCGCGCTCCCTTAGTGTTGCGTCGGCTATCATATATCTCGCCTTGTCATATGCAATAGGCGATAGTTGTAAAGTTTGTCGGTCAAAGTCATATGGGGTCGAGCGCTTCAGTCTCTGAATGGCGAACCCTGCGACAGGTCTATCGATACAACTACGAATAATCCAAAGGTTTTGAAATACTTGTGGAGACATAGTGTACTCAGAGCCACTGCCCCAGGAGTTGAGTCTGCCTGTCCTACTGTTCCCACTACTGGTTTTGTGATCTACCACCCACACTCGTCCACCCCACTCACAAACAAGGTCTACCTTACAGGTGACTACTTCATCCTTCACTGGCTCAATCCACTCAGGCATTTCCTCGTGCTTGAAGAAGCTCCCTATAGAAGCCTTGAACTCATTCTCTACGTATAGAGGTATCCAGCTATCGCCTGCGTACCTCATCTTGAATGCCTCAAAGCAGTCCTTTGCCTGCCTAATCATTTCTGGATTGCCCTCGCCTTCACGCTCAAGGTTCTCCTCCATAGTTTCATCGAGGGACCATTGAGGTGGCTCATCCATAAGCGATGCAAAGTAATGCGCTAGGCATGTATGTACAAGAGTCCCTAGTAACTGCCACGGTTTGCTGGCTACAGGGCGTAGTCGCTGATGATACCTT